GTGTTCCCGCCGCTGCCGGCCGCCGACGACACCACGATCACCGTGTACTCGTGCGACCCCCACGCCATCGGCATGGAGATGGCGGCTCGCGTCCATCAGGCCTCATGCGGGGCCCCCTTCGTGGGCGTGAACGGGAAATTGTTCCTCGACGCCGATGGCATCCCAGTATGTGACTGCACGCCTGAGCCGCACCCGGATCCCGCGCCAGTCCCGGCGGAGAAGGCAGTCCGCATGGTGAGTCGACTGCCGGCGCACTGGCTGACTGCCGGAGACGCATGATGGCGAACCGCACTGGCAACCTGCAGGAACCATCGGAGAAGCGGCGCTGCACCGCCCACAAGAAGAGCCCGACTGGGCAGAAGGGCGAGCGGTGCAAGGCCTGGGCTCTCAAGGGGCAGACCGTGTGCCGTGTGCACGGCGGCAAAGCCCCGCAGAACCTCGCGGCCGCCAGACGCCGCCAAGCCGAGGAGCGGGCCCAGGAGATTCTGGAAACGTACGGTCGTCCCATCGAGACAACCCCGAGCGAAGCCCTCCTCGACGAGGTCAAGTGGAGCGCCGGCCACGTCGCCTGGCTGCGTCAGCGTGTCCAGGAGATCGAAAGCCAGGCCGCACCCGCCCGGAACACCTCGAGCGACGACGAGGACGACGACGAGGGTGGCAGCAGCGGTCGGTCGCACCCGCTGGTCTGGGGCGTCACCCGACGCAAGACCGGCGGTGACGACTGGGGGCGTACCGAGGAAGCCGCCCCGAACATCTGGCTGCGCCTCTACCAGCAGGAGCGCACGCACCTGGTGAAGGTGTGCGAGGCCGCCATCCGTGCGGGGATCGAGGAACGCAAGGTTCGCGTGGCGGAGCAGCAGGGCGCGCAGGTCGCTGCGGTCATCCGGGGTGTCCTGGCCGAGCTGCGCCTCACTCCAGAGCAGCAGGCCCTGGTCTCGGACGTCGTGCCACGGCACCTGCGCGCGCTCGCGTCCTGAAGCCGAGGGGAGGCGGCTGCCCATGGCCGCCACACCCGACTGGGCCGAATACGCCGCCCGCTCCTTCGAACCCCGACCGAATGCCGACCTGTGGCCCACCCCCGGCGCCCTGGCCAAAATCGTCGAGCCGGCCACCCTGCAGACACCCGCCCTCGACCTGGTCGACGAAGCCGTCGCCTGGGCGTACAGCACCCCTGACGCCCGTCTGATCATCTCGATGCCCCCGCAGGAGGGAAAGTCCCAGCGGGTCACCAAGACGGGTTCTCTGTGGGCCCTGCACCGCAACCCAGAGATGCGGATCGGCATCGTCTCCTACAACAAGCCTCTCGCCGAGTCCTTCGGCCGTGACGTCCGTAACTGGATCACCACCTACAACGGCGACGACGGCGCCACCGACCTCGGCCTGCGCATCGCCCGCGACAACGGAGCAGCCTCCCGCTGGCAGCTCGCCGGCCACGCCGGCGGCATCATCTGCGTCGGACTCAAGGGCTCCCTCACCGGCCGCCGCGTCGACGCCCTGGTCATCGACGACCCCTTCGCCGACAAGGAGCAGGCCGACTCCGCCTACTACCGCGACCGGGTGTGGGGCTGGTGGCAGTCCGTCGGCTCAACGCGCCTGTCCTCCGGCGCCCCGGTCATCGTGATCCTCACCCGCTGGCACGAGGACGACATCGCAGGCCGGCTCAAAGCCGCCGAGGACGGTCACCGCTGGCGAGTCATCAACATCCCCGCCCTCGCCGATCACAACCCCGAGAAGGGCGAGACCGACCTGCTGGGTCGCCAGCCCGGGGAGTGGCTGAAGTCCGCTCGAGGCCGAACGGACGAGCAGTGGGAAGCCATCCGTATCCAGGCCGGCACCCGGGTCTTCAACGCCCTCTACCAAGGCCGCCCATCGCCGGACTCCGGCAACGTGTGGCGCCGCCAGTGGTGGCGCCGCTACAGCGTCCCCCTGTGGTCACAGCACCCCACCGTCCCGGACGGCTACCGGGTCAATGAGTTCGACCAAATGGTCATGTCCTGGGACATGACCTTCAAGGACACCAAGTCGTCCGACTTCGTCGTCGGGCAGGTGTGGGCGCGCCGCGGCGCCAACGTCTACCTGCTGGACCAGATCCGCAAGCGGATGACGTTCACCGAGACCCTGACCGCCTTCCAGGCCCTCGTCAGGCGCTGGCCCCAGGCCACGGCCAAGCTGGTCGAGGACAAGGCCAACGGGACCGCGGTCATCAACACCCTCCGGTCGAAGATCCCCGGCATCGTCGAGGTCACCCCGACCGAGAGCAAGTACGCGCGCGCCAATGCCGTAGCCCCCGTCGTTCAGGCCGGCAACGTCTTCCTCCCCGAGGGGGAGATCGCTCTGTTCGACCCTGAAGAGCTCATCAATGAGGCCGCCGAGTTCCCCAACGGCGCTCACGACGACCAGGTCGACGCCACCAGCCAGGCCCTGGCCCACATGCTCCTCGACGGCACCGGCGCCCAGGCCTGGATCGAGTACGTCAAACGCCAGGCCAAAGCCGCCGCCCAGGCCCGTGCCGAAGGCGGCCAGCCTGACGAACAACAGCCGCCGGCCGGCGAAGCCACAGACCGAGCCGGCGCCCCAGCGCCCGGTGGCGCCCCGATGCCCCCCGACACCGCAACACCCACCGCAGCCGCCGACGAACCAGATGATCCGGTGGCAGCCCGTCAGCGCGCCCGTAATGCCGCCTTCCGGCAGCAGCACCGCAGATAGGAGGCACGGCAGCCGATGGGCCTCCGCACCCGCATCACCCAGCTGGCCAAGGTCTTCGGCAACCGTCAGCCCGCGGACATGCAAGCAGGCGAAACCGCAGCCGGCATGACCCCGAGCCGGCCGTTCTCGCCCGGCGCGCCGATCGGCCCCTATGACGGGTTCTCCCGCCACCCCCGCACCCACGACTTCGTCACCGGCTACAACATCAGCGCCCGCCCGCGCAGCCACAGCGCGGTCGCGTTCGACACCCTGCGCGGACTGATCGACGCCTACGACGTCGCCCAGATGTGCATCTGGCACCGCATCGACTCAATTCGGGCCCTGGACTGGGCGCTCGTGCCCAAGCGGGGCTTCGAAGGCGACGCCGCCGACGCGATCAGCCTCGGCATGCAGGTGCTGGCCTACCCGGACCGGCAGAACCCGTTCCCCGCGTGGCTGGCCACCTGGCTGTACGACATCCTCGCCTACGACGCTGGCACCCTGTCCCGGGTCAAGAACCGCCGTGGCGACGTCATCGGCCTGCGCGTTGTCGACGGCACCACCATCGCCCCTCTGCTGGACTACTGGGGTAACTCCCCGGAACCACCGGCCGAGGCCTACGTCCAATACGTCAACGGGCTGCCCTGGAACTGGCTCACCCGCAGGGACCTCGTATACGTCCCCTTCAGGCCTCGCTCCAACAGCCCGTACGGATACGCGCCGCTCGAGTCGATCCTGCTCAACGCCAACACCGACCTCCGCTTCCAGGCGTACTTCCTCCAGCGGTTCACCGAGGGCAACATCCCCCAAGCGATCGGCTCCTCGCCGGAGAACTGGACCCCGGACCAGGTCCAGGAATTCCAGGGCTGGTGGGACCAGTTCATGATGGGCGACCAGGCCATCAAGTCCCAGATCCGGTGGATCCCTGGCGGCAGCAAGATCGAATGGTCGAATGAGAAGGACTTCGACGACACCTTCTCCCTCTTCCTCATGCGCAAGACCTGCGCCGCCTACCACGTCGTCCCCGCCGACCTCGGCTTCACCGAGACCGTCAACCGCTCTTCCGGAGAGACCCAGGCCGACGTCCAGCACCGCGTCGGCGACCTGCCGCTCGTCTCCCACCTGCAGGGCATCCTCACCGCGTTCCTGCAGCACGACCTCCACCTGCCGCTCGAATTCCGCTTCGACACCGGCCAGGAGAAGGAAGACCGTCTCACCCTCGCCCAGGCCTGGCAGATCTACATCGACGCCGGCATGGCCTCCGCAGACGAGGGCCGCAAGGAACTCCTGGGCCTGCCCGTCGACCCGCGCCGGCCCGTACCGCGGTTCCACAACACGCCCCGCCTCGGACCCGTGCCGCTCCTGGCCATCCAGGGCATCGCAGGGAAGATCGACCCGGTCACCTACGGGCCGGCCGAGGACCAGATGCCACTGCCCCAGCCATTCGTCCCGGCCCCCGGAGTCATCTCCGACGCGGGCACCACGGATGCCAAGGCCGCCGCCACCGCGGAGGACGGATACCAGACCCTCGTCCGGCAGGTCTCCCAGCAGCAGGCCGCAAACGAGGCGGCGGAGGCGGCGCAGATGTCGAAAGACGGCGCCACCACAGCGGGCATCACCGCGCAGACGGGGCTCGTCGGCCACGACCTCATCGGCAGCGACAACGACCAGCCCCAGCACGAAGACGCGGAAAAAGACGACGGACAGGCAGCGGAGCTGGCCAAGCAGGAGCTGGCCACCTTCCGCCGCTTCCGCCAGTCCCGGCGCCGTACCGGCGCCTGGCGGGACTTCGAGTTCCGGCACGTCGACCCCGTCCAGGCGCACCGCCTCAACGACTCCGGTCGCCTCGACGTCCGCAAGGACTCAGGGCAGATCGCCGTCGCCGGCCTCGCTGTCCGGGCCGCCGACACCGGCCGCGTCCTCATGCTGCAGCGCGCCCTGACGGAAGGAGACCCAGCGGGCGGCACGTGGGAGTTTCCCGGAGGCCACCTCGAAGGCGACGAACGGCCCCTCACGGCCGCCGTACGCGAGTGGTCGGAAGAGACCGGCCTGATCCTGCCCTACGCTCCCGAAACGGCGGCCGCGCACGCCTTCGCCAACGGGCCGACCTGGACGAACGGCATCTACCAGGGGTTCGTCTACACCGTCGACACCGAGAGCATGCTCGACCTCGGCTACCGCGAGGCCGTCACCAACCCCGACGACCCCGACGGCGACCAGGTCGAGAGCCTCGCGTGGTGGGACCCCGCGCAACTGCCCGGCAACCCAGCTGTACGGCACGAACTGCAGGACTCGATGGGGATCGTCCTCCGCCTCCTCGCCCCCTGCCCCTGCTGCAGTGGGGGAGGGGAACACGGCAACGGCTCCGAGTGCCTGCACTGCGACGCCTCCGGCACCGCGATCGGTACCACTGGGCCCGTCCCGTGTGAAGGCGCTCTCGCGGGCACCGCGGACGTCACCGTGAGCCCGGAAGGCGTCTACACCTCAACGTGCCCCTGCGGCACACCGGCCGTGTATGACGACCTCGACGGCTGGCAGCACGCCGACGGCTCGATGGGCCACGACGACGGCACCCAGGAAACCGTCGCCGACAAGATGCGCAATGTCGCCAAGGCCGGCCGCCCAAAAGGCGAAGGCGCTGAGGGAGGGCCGCCCGGCCGGTGGCCCGGTTGGACGATGGACCTCAAGGCCATCGCCCACTGGGCTTCCCGGATCACGTCCTCGCTTCGAAGCGCCGTCAACGCCCGCCGCATCGTGGACGCATGGCTCGCCCTCAACCCCCGCTCATCGGCTGCCCGAAAAGCAGACCGTCTGCGGGAGCTCAACGAGCAGGCCCGCCAATGGCTCCAGGAGAACTCGCCCGACCTCGCCTCCGCTCTCGATGAGGTCGTCGCCGGCATCTACACCGACGGCTACCTCATCGGCGTCCTGGCGGCCGAGGCCGCCATTGAGGCCGCCGGAGCAGAGACCGGCATCGCCGCCGGAATCAACTGGGGCAACTGGAAACCCGGCGACACCAAGGCCGCCCAGCTCCTCCTCGGCCCGAACGCCACCGGCGCCGGCCTGCAGGATCTGCTGAACGACAGCGGCGTCACGATCCGTTCAATCGCCGCCAACCGACTCAACGCCCTCGGCCGGCTCCTCGCCGAGGGCGCCGAGCGCGGCGACAGCCCCACCACCATCGCCAGCGCCATCGAGGGACTACTCTCCAACCCCTCGCGCGCCGAGATGATCGCCACCACCGAACTGGCCCGGGCGGTCACCAAGGCCAGCCTGTCCACCTACCTCGCCAACGGCATTGAAGCCGTGGAGTGGGTCAGCGCGGGCGATGGCCGGGTCTGCAACATCTGCCAGGCCAACCAAGACGCCGGCCCCGTCCGGCCCGGCAACCTTTTCCCCAACGGCCGGTCCGGTCCACCAGGCCACCCCTGGTGCCGCTGTGCTCTTGCCCCTGTAACGGGAGGTGGCTGACCATGCCGACCGAGCAGCGCTACGTCCTCGGCATCGCCTACCAGGCCGGCCCCGACCCGCGCATCCGCCGCGGCGCCGACGGCGGCCGCGACTACTTCACACCCGAGGAACTGGAGAAAGCTGCCTGGGGCTTCCTGCAAAAGGGCGCCCAGGTCGGCCTCTTCCACGGCCCCGACGCAACAGTCGGCGCCGCCACCGTCGTCGAGTCCTACATCTGGCGCGGCGACGACTGGGACCTCGGAGACGGCACGACCGTCCGCAAAGGCGACTGGCTGATCGGCGCCATCCTCGACGAGCCCGCCTGGCAGCTGTACAAGTCCGGCCGGATCACCGGTTTCTCGCCGCAGGGACAGGCGCGGCGCATCACCCGACGGAGCACCGAATGACCCCTGCAGAGGACGAGTTCACCGAGCTCGTCGACGCCGACATCCCACGCGTGGACCTGGTCGACAAGGCCGCCAACGGCACGCGGTTCCTCATCGCCAAGAACGCCTCCGGCAGCGGACTGCTGGATCCAGCACTGGTCCGCGAACTCCTCGGCACCAGCGAACAGCCGCCCCCAGGCCCGGAGACGGTCACGATGACGGGCAGCCCCGCGGCGATCGCCAAGATGATCCACGACGCCGCCCTCCGCTCCCGCCAAGGCGACTCCGCAGTCACTGCGGCCGCCGAGCCCGCCGACGAACAGGTCCTCAAGGCCAAGTACGACGCCGACGACCTGCGCCGCATGGCCGCCAGCGGCCAGGCCATGAGGGACGAGTCCTACCCCATCGCCGACCACGAGGACCTCACCAGAGCAATCCGCGCAGTCGGACGCGGCGGCGCCGATCACGGCTCGATCCGTCGCCACATCATCGCCCGAGCCAAGGCGCTGGGCGCCGCAAGCGAGATCCCCGACAACTGGAACAGCGATGGGAGCCTGACAGTGGCCAAGGCCATGGAACCCGACGACGGCACCGACGGCATGGACCCCACCGTCATCATGGCCGAGCCGGCTGGCACCGCGCCCGGCAACCCCACGACCCCTGGCAGCCCGGCCTGGGAGGCCATCGACGCGGCCACCGCCAGGAAGTGGACCGGCATTCTTGCCCGCGCGAAGGCAGCCATCGACCTCCTCGCGGACCGGGAAATGATGGAAGCCGCGTCCGGCGCCGACCCCGACGACGCCGACCAGGCCTACGACCTCCAGGACGCCTGCTGCGCCATCGACTACGCCATCTCGGTCCTGGCCCCATTCGCAGTCGCCGAGCAGGCCGAGGCCGACTGCGGCGAGGAGATGGCCGCCGTGGGCAAGGCCCTCGCCGGTTTCGACACGGCCCCGCTCGACACGATCGAGGCCCTCGCCAGCATCACCAAGGCCGGCCGCGTCCTGTCAGCCAGTAACGAGGCCGCCATTCGCGGCGCCGTCGAGCAGCTGACGAAGGTCCTCGCCAGCCTGCCGGCACCCATCAGCGACGAGGAGAGCGGCCGGCCGGTCGCCAAGACCGCCCACGAGGAGCCCGACAGGCCCCAGCCCACCCCCAGCGACGAGGCCACCGAAGCGGCCGGCCAGGAGCCCGCGATGGGAGCCGCCGAGCCCACCCCGAAGCCGGTCGCGGGCCTCCCCGTCACCGCGCTCAAGGCCGCGGAGCACCACGTTCCCGCCAGCCTGGCCAAGGGACTCGAACCGGATACCGGGACCAGGGCGGTGGCCAAGGACGGCGACAAGGAGATGGTCGCCGTCTACGACGCCAAGGGAAAGCTCGTCGGCATCGTGGCCCCTGAGAAGATCACCCGCATCGCCGGCGCCGACTCCGACACCAGCGACGACACCCCGGCAGACAGTGCCGACGGCACCGGTGCTGCCGGGCCTGAGACCACCGACCTCCAGCCGGCCCCGGCCGCCGAGGTCGGAACCCCGGCCGACGCCGTCCCCGACGACGACGTCACCAAGCAGACCACCAACCCGAGCGACACCACCCCGGATGCCGAGAGCAGCACCGCGGATGTGGCCAAGCGGCTCGACGACTACAGCGCCACCCAGGAGCAGGTCAACTCCGAGCAGAGCGAGAAGATCGCCAAGCAGGACGCGACGCTGAAGGAACTGGCGGAAGCCGTCGAACTACTGAAGGGCCAGGTCCGGGTGCTGGAGGAGCAGCCCGCCGTGCCGCACGTGTTCACCAACGGAGCCGTCCCGCCGCCGCACATGATGCGCGGCCAGGACAACGGCGCCCCGCCTGTAGACGTCGCCAAGGCGCAGCAACTGAAGAAGCAGCTGTACCGCGGCCCGGACGCGGGCGAGCAGAACGCCATCCACGGACAGCTGAACGAGATGGCCATCGCCGCGCTCCAGAGCATCCACCAGGGCGGCGCCCGCCCGTAAGCGCCCCGCCCCAGCACGCCACTCCGCAACCCCCGAGCAGCCACCGGCAGCCGGGGGTTTTCTCATGCCCAGGAGGCATCCGTGAGCGCTCCGCTCGAAAACGTGACTGAGGAGACGCTGGCCGCCATCGCCAAGGCGCAGACGACCGGCATCCTGCAGTCCACCGGCTTCTACAGCTACGACCTCTCGCCGCTGGTCCAGCTGATCCCCGTCGTCACCCCCTTCCGCGACATGGTGCCGCGCGTCCGCTCCAAGGACGGCAACCCCTTCGCCGTGTGGCGGTCCGTCATGGACGCCACGAACGCGCAGCCCGACCCGTCGATGGGCATCGACTACGCCGCGAACGAAGTCATCTTCAGGGAGCAGGACTTCCAGGCGAAGTACATGCCGACCGGTCTCGCCGGCCTCGCCACGCAGGACGCATTCGACTTCGGCACGGGATATGCCGACCCCTACCAGGTCGCAACTTTCCAGACCCTGAACCAGGTGCTCATCGCGGACGACCGCAAGCTGATGGGCGCTCAGAGCTTCGCGCTCGCCCGGCCGGCCGCCCCGACGCTGTCGCAGGCATCGACGGGCGGCACCATCGGCGCGGTCACCGCCTACGTAGGTGTCGCCGCGCGCACCGGCTCGGGCTACTACTACGGGACCGGCAACAGCCGCGGCAACTCGGCGTCGACCACGTTCGCCTCCGGCTCCACCAACAAGATCACGGCCACCGTCGCCAGCGTCCGGGGTGCCGTCGCGTACGACTGGTTCTACTCGGCGGACGGGACGACCTGGTACTACTACACCACCACGACCACCAACACCGTCTCCATCACGAAGACGATCAACGCCAACCAGCCGCTGCCGTCGAGCATTGTGACGCCGGACCTCTCCAGCGTCGTGCCGACTTTCAACGCGGCCGCCGACAACGGCAGCGCGAACGCCAAGGACTACGACGGCTTTCTGGCCAGCCTCGCCGGCGACTACAGCTCGGCTGGCCAGTGGGTTCAGCCCGGCACCGGCACGGCGAACCCGTCGATCAACAACAGCCTCGACGGCGCCGCGCTCACCCTCGCCGGCGGCAGCATCGCCGAGATCGAGAACCTCCTGTTCCTGCCGCTGTGGCAGCAGGTCAAGTGCTCCCCGACCGCGCTCATGATGAACGCCGTCCAGGCGCAGGAGATCGCCAACCTGGTCCTCGGCTCCAGCGCCGCGACCACGTACCTCACCACCGACGCCTCCGGCCGCATCAGCACCACGGCGGGCGGCCGCGTCGGCGAGATCGTCAACGCGCCGGCGGGCGGGGTGACCGTCCCCATCGAGGTCCACGTCTCCCTGCCCCCGGGCACGATCATCGCCCGCACGGACAGGGTGCCTTTCCCCCAGGCCAACATCACCTCGGTGCTCGAGTACCGCAACCTCCGCGACACCGCACAGTTCGACTACGGCATCAGCCGCGTCGCCAACGCGGTCGGCGGCGGCCCGCGCCGAGAGTTCGAAATCCGCTCCGTCGGCGCGTTCGTCAACCGGGCCCCGGTTGCCATGGGCGTCCTGCAGAACGTCGCCTGACCCTTCCCTCACCTGCGCAGGGTGCAGACCCCACTGCACCCTGCGCCTCCCCTCGACCAGACCCCTGGAGTGCAGGCATGCGCCTCTACACGCTCACGGGCGCCACCGCGCTCGACGACGGCGAATACGGACACTTCGAAGCCGACGAGCAGGGCGGCTTCGACTTCCCCGACGATCTCTCCGACCGACTGCACCGCTTCCACTTCGGCGGGCGGCCCCAGTGGGAAACCGACGTCGAACGCCAGGAGCGCCTCATCGCTGAAGAGCTCGAGCGCCGCAAGGACCCCGCCACCCTGCTCGAGGCCGTGCAGCTACTCGTCCAGGCCGCCCAGGGCACCGCCGCACAGCCAGCACCCGAAGCTCCGGCCGAGCCGACGCCGGCGAAGAAGCCCACCAAGCGCACGTCGGCCAAGACGACCGCATGAAGCCCTGACTCTCGCCGGGAGGTGACTGTTCGTGGCCGCCAGCCCCTATGTGACAACGGCCGAATTCGAGGCGCACCCCACGTACTTGGACCTGGACGACCTGCGTTCAGGCATCGAGGACCCCGACGCGCAGACGGCCGAGCTCCAGAACGTTCTACTGATGGCGTCCGGCTGGGCCGACCGCCAGTGCAACGTCGGTCAGCTGGCCGCCCACCAGCTGACGCTGCACACGCGTGGCCGTTGCGACGCTCAGGGCGTGCTGAGCGTCTACCCCACGGACCGGCCCGTCCTGTCCGTGTCCCAGGTGTCCTTCGGCGAGTCGTTCACCAGCACGACCACCGTCACGAACCCCTCCTACCGGGTCGACAAGGACCAGACGGTCTACCTGTCTATCGGCCGTGGCGTGGCGCGGCCGGGCGCCTGGCTGTACGTCGACATCACCTACATCGCCGGCTGGTCCTCCACCACCCTCGCGGCGGACGCCACAGCCGGGGCGACCTCACTGAAGGTGGCCGACCCGACCGGAATCCTGCCCGGGCAGACATACCGGCTCTGGGACCCCGGCGCCGAGGAGAGCGTCACCGTCTCCCCGTCCTACACACCCGTAACCGTCACCACGCCACCCACGGCGACGTCGATCCCGCTCGCCGCCCCCACCACGGCCAACCACACGACCGGTGGTGGCTGGTCGGGGATGCACCCCGACATGAAGCTCGCGGTCATCAACTACGGCGTCTCCCAGCTGATGCGCCCGGACACTGCGGCCGAGGACTCCTACCCGGACACCGAACTCGCTGCCGGCACCCGGCAAAAGGACCCCCGCCGCGACGGCTCCGGTCTCGTCGCGGAAGCCGTACGCCTGCTCAGCCCGTTTGCGAGGCGCATGTGAGCGTCGAAACAGCCCTCGACGGGATCTGCCGCTACTTCGGCGGCCCGTACGACCCGAAGACCCGCACCTACCGGTCCTCACCGCTCGTCAACTACGGCGTCGGCATCGTGCGCCGGGCGTGGGCCAAGCGCGACGACCACCGGGACTACACCTGGGGCCAGCCGCCAGGGGCGCGCACCGGCTGCCAGATCGTCGTCTTCATCCCGCACCACTACGAGTTCCGTAAGGCGCTCGGCGGTGAGCACGGCGGCATGAAGCAGATCAACTACGACGTGCAGCTCCTGTGCTACGTCCGCTCCACCACCCCCTACGCCGAGGACGCCCAGGACGACGTCTATGCCCTGCGCCGCGCCCTCGTCGAGCACATCCGTCTCGACCGCACCCTCGGCGGGGCGGTCTTCCAGGCCGGAGAGCACGTCGACGGCGGCATGGACGGCATCGACTTCAAGTACGGCCAGCCGGAGACCAAGGCCGAACTCACCAAGAGCTTCCTGCAAATCGACTTCGGCGCGGTCGAGTTCGTCAGCGCCTGACCGGCCGCACCCCCTCTTCCCGTTCGTTCCCTCTGCCTGCGGAGTCTGCATGCCCACCAAGCCCCCCAGGAACGCTGAGCCGACGCCGCAGCCGGAGACACCCGACGCTGCGGCCCCCGACATCCCCGCTGACAGCGAGCCGCCCACCGGCCTCCTCGACCCAGGGGTCTACGAGTACACGCACGTCAACGAATGCGTGTACCCGCACGTGCCACTCACGGCCCGCGCTGCACACCCCGGACGCCCCGCCCGCCCGGCCAGTGACGGCGACTCGGGCGATCCCGGAGAGCCGGCTGTCATCGCGACCGTCTTCCACTGGGCCTTCGGGGCACCGGACGACGGCCGCTGGGCGCCCACCCGTAAGAAGCCCAACCAGGCCGCCGACAACGAGCCGGCCCCGTCCAGCGAGGAGTGACCGGTGCCGACCCCCACCACCTACGCACCCGCGAAGCAGTTCGTCGGCATCGCACCGGAAACGTCGCAAGGCACCCCGGTCGCGATGACCACGACGATCCTCGTCGATGAGGCGAAGCCCAAGGACAACCCCACCTGGCTCGACGACAAGAGCTGGCGTGGGAGCATGGCCACTGACGCCTTCGCCAAGATCCAGGGCGTCAAGATGGCCGAGTTCGAACTCGGCGGACCCGCCTATGGCGACGGCCTCGGGTTCTTCCTGCGCAACATCCTCGGCGACCTGTCCTACACCGGCACCTCCACCGGCAGTGGCGGCACCACGCTGTCCGCCAGTGCAGCGGCCGGCGCCACCTCGATCTCGACGGTCGCCACCATTCCGAACGGCACCATCGTCCAGATCGGCACCGGAGCGACCGCCGAAGTCTTCACGACCGGCACCCCGACCGGATCCGGCCCCTACACCATCCCGCTGGCCACGCCCGCCGGCGGCCTGGCCTACGCGCACGCCTCCGCCCAGGCCGTGCAGCCGGTCACCGGCCCCTACACGCAAGCCCACTCGCTGCTCAACTCCGGCAGCGGCCAGCCGCCCTCCCACACGATCACCCACTTCCTCGGCCCCACGGCCACGTCCGGCGCGCGCCAGTATCCGGGCGCATGCCTGTCCGAACTGGGGTTGAAGTGGAACGCCGAGAGCGAGCTCCTCACGTGGAGCGGGAAGGCGACGACCTGGCCGTCGGTGGCGCTTGGCTCAGCGCCGCTGGCCAACCCGTCGGCGGTACTGCCGATCGCGTCCTGGCGCATGCAGGTCGGCATCGGCGGCCCGGCCTCGGGAGGCACCCTCGTCCCGACCGTGACGGACGGCGAGCTCACCATCAAGCGTGAGTTGTCGCCGTACTTCACAGCGAACGGCGTGCAGACGCCGTACATCATTCAGCGCGGCGGCCTCAGCGTCGAAGGCAAGCTCACCTTCGTCGCCGCCGATGAGAGCCCCCTGCTGTACATGATCAACAACACGCAGCCCCAGCTGCAGATCCTCCTGGACAACGGCCTCTCGGGCACCAACAAGATCACGCTCCAGATCGACTGCCAGATCGCCGCGTTCACCGAGGCCGAGCCTGACGGCTCCAAGACCGCGGTGGAGTACGGCGACAGCTGGGTCGCCGTACTGAACACCACCAACTCCGGGGGCAGCGGCGGCTACAGCCCGGTCAAGATCAGCGTCACGAACAACGTCCCGGCCGGCACCTACTGACCGGCCGTCCCCACCCTCACACCCTCGGAGCACCCTCATGTCCACCACACAGCGCATCAAGCTGCCCTCCGGCGCCTGGGTCCAACTGCGCGACCCTCACACCCTGCGCCGCGGCGACCGCCAGAAGGTCCTCAGGCAGGTGCAGGACACCGAGAACGACATGGCCATGGGCCTCGACATGATCAACGGCCTGCTGCGGGTCCTGGTCATCGACTGGTCCTACGACCTGCCGCTGCCCGACAAGTCACCGGAATCCCTGGACCTGCTGCCGCTTGAGGACGACGACGCCCTGAGTGAGGCCATCGAACCGATCCGCAAGCTGATCTTTCCAGAGAAGCCCGACCCGAAGGACGTCAAGGACCCGGCGTCCCCTACCGAGCCCTCCGCCGTCTGAGAGCACGGCTGGAGGGACACACCGTCCCAACAGGTCACCCGATCACCCCGATCGACGAGGCCTACGACTACCTCTGGTACGCCGAGCGCTACCACTGGACCCCCGACCAAGTCGACCGGCTCCCAGCGTGGGTCGACACCTGGCTCCCGCTCATGGCCATCGAGGTCGACAACGCTCGCGAACGCGCTCACGAGAAGGCCATGAAGAAGGCCGAAAGGGGGTGAACGGGTGGGCGGCAGCATAGAAGTGGTCGGAGTGGCCCAGCTGAACATGGCTCTCGAGAAACTGCTGGGCTCCTTCAACCTCGCCACCCGCACCGCTACCGCGCACGCAGCCCACCTCCTCGAGGCGGAGATCAAGAAGACACTGGCGACGTCCAGCCACCCCCGCGGCACCCCGACCCCCTCACGCCCAGGGGACCCGCCCTCACTGGTGACTGGCACCCTGCGCCGATCCATCAGCGTCAAGGGCCCCAACCCCTTGGGCCTGGGCCGCTGGGAGGCGCAGATCGGGCCAACGGCCGTCTATGGGCGCATCCAGGAGCTCGGTGGCGTCACCGGCCGCGGCCACGCAACGACGCTGCCGGCGCGCCCGTTCGTGCAGCCCTCCTACACCAAGCTCGTCACGACCGGCGCACTGGCCCGCGTCTACCACGAGGCGTGGCGCTCAGCCATCACGCACTGACCTCACGCTCGCCCCCGCTCGCGCCCCCTTCGGCGCCCAACCTCGCGAAGGGGGTGGGCGCCATGTCCGAGGGCGCTTTCCTGCCGCCCGTCCTGGTCCGCCTCATCGGCGACATGACCCAGCTGCGCGGCACGTTCCGGCAGGCAAGGGCCGAAGCGTCCGGGCTCGAGGGCAGTTTCAAGCGCTCGGGCGCCACCATCGCGGCCGGCTTGGCCAAGGCTGGCCGATCGGTGTCGCTGGTCGGCGTGGGCGTGGCCGTGGCCAGCACCAAGATGGCCGCGGACTTCCAGTCCGAGACGATGGTCCTGCACACCGCCGCCGGTGAGACGGTCAAGGGCCTGGCCACAGTCCGCAAGGGCATCCTCTCCATCTCCGAAGGCACCGGGACGGGGATCCAGAATCTCGTCGACGGCATGTACCAGGTCGAGAAGGCGGGGTACCGCGGCGGTGAGGGTCTCCAGGTCCTTAAGGCCGCCGCCCAGGGTGCAAGGGAAGAGAACGCCCAGCTCTCCACGGTCACCAACGCGATGACCAGCGTCATGGCGTCGTACCACCTCAAGGCATCCGACTCCGTCCGAGTTATGAACGCGCTCAAGTCGGCCGCGGGCGAGGGCAAGATGACCATGGAGGAGTTCTCCGGGTCGCTCTCCACCGTCCTCCCGATCGCCAGCGCGAACAAGATCAGCCTGGAGCAGGTGACCGGCGCGCTCGCCACCCTCACCCAGCACGGCACCAGCGCCCGCGAGGGCACCCAGGAGCTCGCCTCTACCATCAAGAACCTGGCATCGCCGAACAACGTTGCTACCGCCACGATGCAGCGATTTGGCCTGTCAGCGACGGACGTGCAGACCCACTTGGGTAAGCGGGGGCTGACGGGGACGCTCGACCTCCTGTCTGAGACTGTCCTGTCCAAGATGGGCAAGTCCGGCACGATCCTGCTCAACACGTTCAATACGTCGAAGCAGGCCGCCAAGGATGCGGATCTCATGATCCGCAGCATGCCCAAGTCCATTCAGGGCCTGGCCCGCTCGTACGACGGCGGCAAGATCAGCCTGGCGGACTGGCGTAAGGAGCTGAAGGGGCTCCCGCCCGAGCAGGCCAACCTGCTGTCGCAGTACGCGACGTTGCAGAACAAGAGCAAGGGCTTCAACGACGCCCTCAAGCGCGGCGGCCCGGCCGCGACCACTTACACCGACGCCATTCGGAAGATGACCGGCGGCGCGATCGGCCTCAACACGACGCTGCAGCTGACCGGCGAGAGCAGCGAGGGGTTCAAGGAGCGGGTCAAGAAGGTCGGGGAGAGCTTCCATAACGGCAGCAAGGACGTCGAGGGCTGGAAAGAGACCTCCAAGCTTCTCAACACCCAGCTCGCCCAGACCAAGGCCAAGGCGCAGGTCCTCGCGATTGAGATCGGCAGCAAGCTCATCCCGGTCGTCTCGGCTGTGATCAGCTTCTTCGCCGAGCACAAGACCGCCGCGACTGCCCTGGCGGCGGTCATCGGCGGAGTCCTCGCTCTGTCGGTCGTCGCGTACGCCGCGAAACTGACGATGAGCGCGGCCAAGGGCGCCGTCGAGTTCGGGAAACTCGGCGTCTCTGCGGTCAAGGCGGGCGGCCGCGTCGTCCAGGGCTTCCGCTCGGCGCAGGTGGCCGAGTCCGCCTTCTCCGGGAAGGCCGGCAGCTTCGGCGGAGCGCTGCGCAAGGCTTTCGACGGCACGGTCAAGGGCGCCAAGGGCGCCGCGAGCGGTATCCGCAAGGCCGGCGGCGCTGTGAAGGACTTCGCCGTCTCGGTGGGCAAGGCGTCCGCGAGCGCCGGAAAGGCAGCCTGGTCCGGACTGGTCTCCGGGATCAAGGGCGTCGGCAACGCAGCGAAGTCGGCCGGCGGCGCAGTGAAGACCTTCGCGCTGTCCGTGGGCCGCGTATCGGCGCAAGCAGGCAAGGCTGCCTGGACCGGCCTGGTCACCGGTCTGAAGAACGTCGGCATGGCGATGAAGACGGCGTCGCTCAACGCGCTGCAGTTCTTGCGCGCCATGGCGATGTCCGCCCTGTCCGCGGCCCGGGCCGCCATCGCCTACACCGCCCAGAAGGTGGCCCTCGTCGCATCGGCGATCGCGGAGAAGGCGGCCGCGATCGCCCAGTGGGCGCTGAACGTGGCCATGGACGCCAACCCGATCATGCTCATCGTTCTGGCACTTGCGGCCCTCGTCGGCGGCCTGATCTGGGCCTATAACAAGGTCGGTTGGTTCCGCGCGTTCGTCGACGGTGCTTTCAAGGGCATCTCGGCAGTGATCGGCGCGGTGGTCGACTTCGTCAAGTCCCACTGGCCGCTGCTGCTCGCGATCCTCACCGGCCCCATCGGTATCGCCGTGCTGCTGATCGTGAAGTACTGGAAGAAGATCTCCAGCGGCTTCGAGTCTGCGTACCGCACCACGATCAATATCGGAAAAACCCTGATCAGCTGGGTCACCGGACTGCCAGGCTGGATCAAGGGCGCCCTGTCGTCACTGCGCCAGAAGATCGTCACGACAGCCCTGGACGCCTGGTTCCGCTTCCGGGCAGCCACGATCCAGAAAGCGGGCGAGCTCCTCACCTGGGTGAAGAGCCTCCCCGGCAAGATCAAGTCCGGGCTGGGCAGCCTGGGCCAGCTCCTCTACAACTCCGGCCGCGCTCTGCTCTCGGGCTTTATGCACGGCATCCAGTCGATGCTCGGACCCGTCGTCAACGCCGGCAAGAGCATCATGTCCCACCTAAGCGGCCTCTTCCCGCACTCCCCGGCCAAGTTCGGCCCGTTCTCCGGCAAGGGCTGGACCCTGCACTCCGGGCGCGCCCTGATGGACGGCCTTTCCCAGGGCATCCATGCCGGCTCTTCGGGCGCGGTGGCGACGATGCGCGGAGCGGCCCAGGCCACGTCGAACGCTTTCGCGCACACCCTCGGCATCGCCTCGCCGTCGAAGGTGTTCCGGCAACTGGGCATCTACGTCAATGAGGGCCTGGTCGACGGGCTGACCGGGAGCACGGCCCGGGTGAAGGCCGCCACCCGCAGGATCGAGTCCCTGCTGATCCAGACGTACAACCGTGTGTCCGATCTGCAGGCAGGCAGGGGCCGTAAGGGTCGGGCGATGCGAGCGTGGGTGGCCTCCCACGAGCGCACGATCAAACGCCTCGAGGCCTACGCGCGCAAGGAGGACAAGGTTCTGCGTGGCCTGGCAGCCAGGCGCGACTCGGTGGCCACGCAGCTCAAAGCAGCGCAGAAGCACCTCAAGGACCTGCAGAAGTCCTGGTCGGACGAGGTGAAGAACGTCGCCTCCGGGATCATGCAGGGCTTCTCCATCGTCACCGACGCCCCGCAGGAAGGCTTCGCACTCACTGCGCAGGACGTGGTCAACCACATGCGCGACCAGATGCAGAAGGCCGTGCAGTTCGCCGCCCAGCTGAAAGAGCTGAAGAAGAAGGGCCTCAGCTCGGACCTGATCGCTCAGATCGCTGCTGCCGGTGTCGACCAGGGCGGCGCGACGGCGACCGCGCTGATGGGCGCGACCAAGGGCCAGATCGCTGCGATCAACCAGGCCCAGCAGGTGACAAAGAGCGCGGCAACCAGCGCTGGGAAGACCGTCGCCAACTCCATGTACGGGGCGGGCATCAAAGCTGCTCAGGGCCTGGTCAAGGGGCTCCAGTCGCAGGAGAAGGCGATTGAGCGGCAGATGACCAGGATCGCCAAGAAGATGGCCGCCACCATCAAGCACGAACTCAGGATCAAGAGCCCGAGCCAGGTGTTCCAGCAGATCGGCCAGTGGATCCCCAAGGGCCTCGCCAGGGGCGTCGAGCGTAACGCCCACCACGCCACCGGAGCTGTGCACCGCCTCGCCGGAGCGGTTGTCGGCGCAGGCTCGTTCGCAGGCACGGGCGTCGCGCTGGCGGGCGCCGGTGGGGGCACAGTCATCCACAACCACCACTACGAGTTCAAGATCGAGGGCAACGTGCGGACGATCGACGGACTCGCCCGCGACATCGAGACCGCGTTCCTCAAGCGCGGCATGCGGAACCCCAGCACGTACCCCGCCTACAAGCGCTGACCAGCAGAACATCCAGGGCGCCGCCGGGTGCCAGAAGGGCGGCACCCGGTGGCTCCCAAGCTGTCCACACTGCAGGACTTCTTCGGCGGCACTGCACTCGACACCACGGTGTGGAACGGATCCAGCGGACCGCCCGACGTCACGCTGGACACCAGCCTGGACAGGGTCCAGATCGCCTGCCAGTCGTACTACGCAACACTGACCGCGAATGGCCCGTTCGACGCCACAGGCAGCAGCCTCTTCGCCCGGGTCACCCCGGCACCCGTCGGCGGCGGCACCACCCAGACGATCATGCGGATCGCAGCCAACACCAGCAACAGGGTCACCTACTACTGCGATGGCGGCGGCGTCCTCACCGCCCGCGTCACCAATGCCGGCGTCAACAGCGACATCGTGATCGGCCCCTACGACGTCTACAACCACGCCTGGTGGCGGCTTCGCGAGTCGGGTGGCAACATCCTGTTCGACACCGCACCGGACGGCTGGACGTGGACCAACCGCGCGAGTATCGCGCACACCTGGGACGCCAGTTCCGTTCAGGTCATCTTCCTGTGCGGCTACTACGGCACCGAGACCGCCGGCATGGTCGGCTACGTCGACCACGTCAACACCACCACCTCAGCACCGAACCAGCCCAACCTGAACTGGCCGCGACTCGAAGAAAGTTGGGGCCCCTACTGGAACGCGAACGCGGGCACCACGCCGCTGGATCGGCTTGTCGAGGTCACCGACCGCACCCGCGGTTCTTCGTCCATCCAGCGAGGCCGCCAGTACGAGCTGGACCAGGTCCGCAGCGGCGAGGCCGATCTGACCCTTGCGAACACCGATGGCGCGCTCGACCCGACGAACGCGTCCGGACCGTGGTACGGCCACATCCAGCCCTACCAGCCGTACCGGAAGCGGGCTCAGTGGCCGCCAACAAGGAATGTGTTGGACCAGGTCATGGCCACCGGCGGTGATCTAGGAGGATTCGCGGTCGGCGCTATTAGTTCCTCGGCCACTGACATCTTCTCCAGCACCGACAGCAGTGGCGGCAGCTTCGTCACCTCGGCCACCGCGTGGCAGGGCGCCACGGTCATGCAGTTCGCGGTGCCGTCGGCCACCGCGGCGACCACCCGAATCTGCCACACTCCCCGCTGGTCCGTTGTCCCCGGCCAGACGTACACGATGCAGTTGCGCGTACGGGACGTCACCGCGGCAACGTCCTTGTCTGTGCAGGCGTTCATGGGCTGGTACACGGCCGGCGGCGGGGGCAGCCCGACCAGCTACACCTACGGCGCGAGTACCGCGCTCACCGGGTCGACAACCGCTGGATGGACCACGATCACCGTCACCGCCACCGCGCCGGCCAACGCGGCCGGTATGGACGTCGGCGTCGCAGTGGCGTCCACGGCGGCCGCCACCTGCAGCGTGCAGGTCGACGGCTGGCAGCTGGAGAAGGGCGCCACTGCCACCACGTGGGTCTGTCCCGGTGTTTGGTACCCGTTGTACGCCGGGTGGACGGAGCGATGGACGCCGTCGTGGGACCTGGCGGGTACCTACGCAAAGATCAGCCCGACAGCGGTGGACACCTTCTCACTGCTGTCGCAGCAGCAGCTATCGGACCCGCTCACCGAGGAAATCAGTTCACGCAACCCGCGGTTCGTGTACAAGCTTGATGACCCAGCCGGCTCGACTTCGGTGGCGGACTGGACGGGCAACAACCCTGCGGCCCAGCTCGCGATCAGCAAGTACGGGGCCGGATCTCTCGTCTTCGGCACCGCGATCACGGCGACCGACGCCACTGGCACGTACACCGGCAGCACGGGCACCGTTGCCACGCTGAACAACGCCAACCCTGGCACCAACCTGACACCCAGTCAGGCGACGTTCATCAAGCTGACCAGCGCGGGGATCAAGGGGCCAGCGGATCCCACCGTGTGGACGCGGGCGATCGCATTCCGGTACACGGGACCGACGCCGACGGCCGCGGCCTGCATGTGGTCGGCGATGGACACGCAGCGTGCGGGCGGCCAGCCGTCGGGCTCCCACATCTACGTATACCTGTTCACCGACGGCAAGCCCGTTCTCAACATGCAGGGGCCGGGCGGCACCAACCTCAACACCTACTTCTCCGGTGCGACCAACTGCGTCGACGGAGACTGGCACCTGCTGATCTTCGGCTACAACCAAGCCACGAACCAGGTGATTCTCTCTCAGGACGGCGCGATCGGCGTCGTGGGCAGCCTCTCAACGGGTGTGACGCCCACGGGCCTCGTCGGCGACAATCTCGGCGGCTTCGTCGACATCACCGTCGGCAACGGCACCATCTGGAACTGGAAGGGCGACATCAGTTTTGCCGTCGAGTTCCCGACCTACTTCAGCGGCACCGACATCACCCAGCTGTACACGGCATGGAAGAGCGCCGCCGCGGGTGAGTCGACGGACATGCGCTACGCCCGGATCCTGCGCTACGCCGGCTACAGCGGCTACAACTCCATCCAGACCGGTCTCACCACCAGCATGGGTCCGGCAGCCATCGACGGCCAGGACGCCATGACCGCCCTCCAGGCCGTCGTGGACACGGAGAACGGCGCGCACTACGTCGACGGCTCCGGCACTATTACCTTTAGGTCCCGGTCAGCCCGCTACAACGCTACGACGCCGGTCTACACCTTCGGCGAGAACGCAGCGGCGGGCGAGTGGCCCTACGAAGAATGTCAGTTGGACTTCGACTCCACGCATCTCAGCAACCAGGTTGCCGTCACGCAGGAGTCGACCGGGCAGACCTTCTACGCCACGGACGCCACGTCGATCGCGAACTACTTCCCTCGCACCCTGACGCGCACGATCAACTCGTCATCCGCCAACGAGTGCCAGGACGCGGCGAGCTATCTGCTCAGCCGGTACAAGCAGTCCGCGATGCGGGTCAGCAGTATCACGCTGCATGCCTCCGCGAACCCGGGCTTGTGGGCGGTGTGCCTCAGCTTGGAACTCGGCACCCGGGTACGGGTCATGCGACGGGCTCAGGGTGTCCCGGCCGTCCAGGTCGACTGTTTCGTCGAGAACATCGCGTGGGCCTTCGACGACGCAGGCGAGGCCTGGTGCACGCTGCAGTGCAGTCCTGCCGACGTCACCACGTACGGGGTCTTCTCGTCGTGGCACACCACGCTCAACTCGAGCCTCGCGGCTGGCGTAACGAGCATTGCGGTCACCGCCTCCGCAGACACCACGAACCCTCTCGCCGCCCAGTTGGCGGCCGGCGAGCAGATCGTTATCGGCCAGGGCACGGCGAACAGAGAGGTGGTCACGGTCGCCGCCGTCGGAGCAACCAGCCCGGGGTGGACGACGGCCACTATCACCCTGACCGCGGCGACGACCAAGACGCACACGGCCGGCGACATCGTCTGTGACGTGCTGCCGACCGGCGTCACCGACCCGACCACCTATGACGCGGTGTCGAAGTTCGACACCAGCGCATTCGCCTACTGATCGATCCCAGGCCCGCGCGGGCCCCGTCCCTCTGGAGGTGCCCGCGTGGCCCGCACTGTGCCATCCATCGCGACCAAGAACCCCGGCGACTTCATCACCGGCGCCCTCTGGAACGCCCAGGTCGGCTCGATCATGCAGTGGCTCGTCGGCTCCGGCGGTAACGGTTTGCCGATGTTCTTCGGTTACCAGGCGACTGCCCAGAGCGTCGCCTCAGGCACCACCGGCGCTGCCATCAGCATCGACACAGAGATCATCGACACCGACGGCGGGCACTCCACCGTGTCCAACACCAGCAGATACACCTGCCAGGTCGCGGGCTACTACCTCGTCTGGGGCAGCGTCGCTTGGGCGACCAACGCCACCGAGGAACGCATCACCTACTACCAGAAGAACGGCGCACTGATCGCCGGCGGATCGAGCGTGCAGGCCAACCCGGTCACCTCTGCCCACGCCTCGGTCATCCCCGGCAACATCATGATCCTGCCCATGGCCGTAGGGGACTACTTCGAGGTGTGGGGATCCCAGGTCTCCGGCGGCAGCCTCTCCACCCAAGCCGACATCTCCAGCGGCAAGAACTGCACCATGCTCTGCGTCTGGATCCACGCCTGAACCGTGACTCCGGACCCCGGTCTGCAACGGGTTCCGGAACCCGTTCCCGACGGTGATTCCGGAACCGACGGATCCCGTTCCCGCCGGGGGTTCCGGACCCCGTTCTGCAACGGGGTCCGGAACCCCCATTTCGCCGGACCCCGTTCCACGACGGGTTCCGGAACCCGTTCCCGTCGGGAGTTCCGCACTAGTACCGGGCTGAGCAACCCCCACCCGTCGGCCCTGAAACCTACCGACGCCGCTCTCGTGCCCCCTCCCCTCCGGGTCTTTGAACTCAAGCCCAGCCCTCGACTTGCCCCTCCTCGGCCTGAGCCATAGAAAGCCCGCCACAGCGATAGCCGCGGACGGACGAGTCGGCGCGCGTATGCCACCGCAACCACATCCGGTCTCAGCCACGCTTCCTTGCTGTGAAGCCCCCCAACGCCCTTTTGCCGCCGACGTGGGCCGAGTGCCCCCGGCGGGGCACCGCAAGCCCCCCTGGGGGCTGAGGAGCTGCCGCCCCCATGCGCACCGGGCAGGCCACCGCCCCCCCTCTGACAAGCTCAGGAGGCCCCATGGCATCCGATGTTCCCGCGGCCCTGCAGCAGTCGCTGCGGCACTTCCGTTACGCCCACCTGCCGCCCGTTCTGCGCGATGTGAGTAAGCCCTTCCACGACCTGGCCCACAGCCTGGCGCGGAGCGTTTCAGGCCGAGAACTGACGCGGGCGCTTGACTACCTCTTCGACGCGAAGAACTGGGCCGTCGTCGCCGTCCTCTCCGGCCTTCCCGACGCCGACGCCACACAGCCGGCGTCGCTGGTGCCTCGAGTCGGAGACGTCGTCCTGGTCGCCGCCGATCCGGCTCTCAACAACGGTGCCGAGCAGGCGCCCGCGGTCGTCACCCGAGTGTGGTCCGCGACCACGGTCAACGTCCGCGTCCTGTACGACGGGCACGCGGTCACCTGGCATACCTCGCTGAACTACGTGGACACGCTCGACGGCCTCGCCCCTGACGCCCTCGCGTGGACGTGGCCGGAGGACATGTGATGAACACCTCCTGCCGCGGCATCGACGTCTCCGCCTACCAGAGCCCCCAGGACTGGACGGCCTGGACCAAGCAGGGCGTCGTGTTCGCCTTCGCCAAGGCATCCGAAGGCACCAACACCCGGGACCCGCGCTTCGACGCGCACATCGCCGGCATCATCAAGGCCGGGCTGCTGCCCGGCGCCTACCACTTCGCGTGGCCCACCCAGTCGGCCGCAGCGGAAGCCGCGAACTACATCGCCGCCGTCGCCCCCTACGCCCGCAGCACCCCCTTCGTGCACTGGCTCGACCTCGAGCGCTACCCCGACGGCCGCAACTACACCGGCCGCACCAGCGCGCAGATCCTCACCTGGGCCGAAGAGTGGCTCACTACGGTGCAGGCCGCGTTCCCCGCCCAGAGAGTCGGCGCCTACACCTCCGGCGACGACATCGCCGCCGGCCACGTCCCGGACGGCATCCCGTTGTGGTTCCCGTCCTACCCGGGCGCCAGCGCAGACACCTACGCCGAGGCCCAGGCGGCCGTCCGGCCGAGGCCGTCCGGAAGGCTGCCGCTGCTGTGGCAGTTCACCTCCACTCCCGCGGACGGCTCCCGCACCGACGAGTCCATCGCCTACCTGTCCGAAGCCGGCCTGCGGGCCTGGGCCGCGGGCACCCCCCAGGAGGACGTCATGCCGGAAGAGGTCAACCTCGGCATCGCCAAGCCCTACACGCTCGCACCCGGGGCGTGGGACAGCATCGAGTTCACCAGCGAGTGGCTCGATACCGGCGACGAGCACGCGCCCGGCGGCAGCGTGTTCGCCCGCGGAGCCTGCCGGTTCACCGGCACCGTCAGCCTCCGCGTCCACGGGCTGCCCGCGGGCGAGACCGTGCAGGTCCGCATGTCCGAATACGCCGGGGACACCCTCGTCCACGACCACCCCATCGCCGAGGTCATCGGCACCAAGGGGGACGCGTTCGCCGTGGTGCCGCTGGTCAAGCACTGCCCGGCCGGCCACGGCATGCGGGTGAGGCTGCTGAACAACACCAGCCAGCCGGTCACCATCACCACCGCGGTGCTCACCGCGCTGATCTGGAAACAGGCCTGAGCGTGGCGGGCACCGACGTGCAGCTGTGGGACGCGGCGCTCGGGTATCTCCTGCCGCCCGTCATCGCGGTCGTCATCCAGCCCCGCTGGAGCGGACTGGTCAAGGGCCTGCTCATGCTCCTCGTCGCCGCTATCGACGGCCTGGGCACCGCCTACTTCAACCACCAGTTGCAGGGCCGCCCGGCGGTCACCTCGGTGCTCATCGCCGCCCTGGCGATCGGCGTCGCCTACCACACGCTGTGGAAGCCCTCAGGGATCGCACCCGCCATCGAACAGGCCACTTCCCGGCGAAGACCGGAGCCGGGAACGCCGCAGCAGACGAGCAGCAGGAAGAGAGGCACGGCCGACCATGACCAATGACCTCGTCGTCATCGTGGAGGGCTGCGTGTCCATCGTGGCTTGCGGCGCCTTCATGGGCGCCGTGCGCGCCTTCCAGGGACATACCCGCGACCACGAACAAAACCGTCAGGCCCTGCAGGCGCACGGCGAGATGCTCCAGGCACAGAGCGAACGGCTGGAGCGGATCGAGAGCGAGTTCTGGCCCAACGGCGGCAGTAGCTCGCGTGACGTCCTGGAAGACCTGGTGGAAGACGTACGCCGGATCGCCGACGGCCAGGGCGTCGCACTGCCACCACGCCGAAGCCGTCCGAAGCCGGGGAAGAAACCGTGAACCGCCACCCCGCGAACATCCAGCGGCACGACCTACGCTCCCTCGGCGAGCGCGTCGCGGACGCGGTCGCCACCTGCATGGGCAGCTGGAGATTCATCATCATTCAGACGGCCGCGCTGACCGGCTGGGTCACCCTCAACGCGCTCGCCTGGATCCACCACTGGGATCCCTACCCCTACATCGCCCTGAACCTGGCCCTGTCCTGCCAGGCCGCCTACGCCGCGCCCATCCTGCAGCTCTCCCAGAACCGCCAGGCCGAACACGACCGGATGCGCGCCGAGCACGACTACGACGTCAACGAACGCACCCTCGCACTCCTGCAACGCATCGCTGAGCACCTCGGCCTCGAGGACCCGACTCACGGACCGTAGCGGGCTATGCCGGGCCGGTAGCCTGAAAGCCGATGCGCTCAACCTCAAGCCCCGCCGCCTTCGGGCGGCGGGGCTCTTTCGCGCGTTACGCAGCGCCTCCGCGAGCAAACCCACTGGGCCGTAGGCTTCCCGGGTGATTGAGACCATCGCCTTCGACATCGGAGAGACCCTCACCCGCGACGACCGCCACTGGGCCGGATGGGCCGACTGGCTGGACGTCCCCCGCCACACTCTCTCAGCGCTCGTCGGCGCCGTCGTCGCCCAGGGCCGCGACAACGCCGACGCCGTCCGCCTCATCCGGCCCGGCCTCGACCTCGAAGCCGAGTACCGCGCCCGCGAGACGGCCGGCCGCGGGGAGACGATCGACGACAGCGACCTGTACGACGACGTCCGGCCCGCTCTGGCCGAGCTGCGCCGGCTCGGCGTGCGGGTCGTCGTCGCCGGGAACCAGACGGCGCGCGCTGGGGAACTACTCCGTGCCCTGGAGCTGCCGGCCGATGTGGTGACCACGTCGGGCGAATGGGGCGTGGCCAAGCCGCAACGGGCTTTCTTCGAGCGTGTCCTGGAGGTGGCCGAGGCCGAGCCGGAGCGGACGCTGTACGTCGGCGATCATCCGGCCAACGACGTCCTGCCGGCGAAGGCGGCCGGGCTGCGGACAGCCCACATCCGGCGGGGCCCGTGGGGGCACCTGTGGGCAGACGACGCGCACGTCGTAGCGGCTGCGGACTGGCGGATCGACACGCTGGCCCAACTCCCGGCAATCGTCACCAGCTGAGCCCAGGGGAACGGCCCCGGCCCAGCAACGCTCGGCGGGGCCGTTCCGGTACACGAGACGTCACATCCCGGGTACGGTTCGGAGTGGATGCCCGAACTGGAGCCAGTATGCCCGCACTTGACCATGGGGCGGTAGGCCGCAGAATCGCCTACTACCGCAGCACCGTCCGGCCGAAGCTCACCCAGGAGCAGCTGGCCGAGGCCGCCTGCGTCGCGCTCGGCACGATCCGCAAGATCGAGCGCGGTGAGCGCGGCGTGAGCGACACCACCCTGCAGGCCATCGCGGACGCGCTCGGCGTCGATCCCACACGTCTGCGCACCGACCGCGACGGCCCCCACACAGCAGTCCAAGACGCACTGCCCGCGCTGTCAGCGTCTATCGCCTCCTACGACGTGCCCGAGGACGGCCCCACACGCCCGCTGAGCCGCCTCCGCGACGACGTCGAGGAGGCGGCCACGTGGCGGCTGGCGGCCCAGTACACGCGCCTCGTCCGCGCCCTCCCCGCGCTGCTGCCCGAACTGGCCCGCGCCTACCACCAAGCCGCAGAAGGCGATCGTCCAGCGGTGGCCGGCCTCCTGGTCAGCGCCTACCGATCAGCAGACGCGGTCGCCTTCAAATTCGGAGCACGGGACCTGTCGGCACGCCTGGTCGAACTCATGCGGTGGGCGGTGCCCGGGGCGGACGACCCGCTCCTCACGGCCTCCGTCGCCTACGTACGCACCGAAACGTTCTTCGCCGCCCGCGCTCACGCCGCCGGGCTCCGTGCCCTCGAGCAGGCCCTCGACGCCGCGCCGCCGCCACAGATCCCAGAGCAGGCCGCCGCTCGAGGCGCCCTGCACATGAGAGCAGCCGTCATCGCCGGCCGCGCCCGCAACGCCGCCGCGGTAAAGACCCACCTGAAGGAAGCCAGCAAACTGGCCAAGAAGGCCCCTGAGGACGTCTACCACGGCACCGCCTTCGGCCCTGACTCCGTCCGCATCCACGAGGTCTCCGTGGCCGTCAGCCTCGGCGACGACCACATCGGGCGCGCACTCGACATCGCCCGCGAGTGGAAACCGCCGCAGCGGCTCCCTGCAGAGCGCCGCAGCGGCTTCTACATCGAACTCGCCCGCGCTCAACTCTGGGCCGGGCACCCGGACCACGCCTTCGAGTCGCTGAAAGTCGCACGTCACATCGCCCCGCAGCACGCACGCGAACACCCCTGGGTCCGTGAAGACGCCGGAACCCTGCGCCGCCTGAAGCGCGCCGACGCGGAGAGCCTCACCAACTTCGCGGAGTGGTGCGCCGCCATCTGACCAACTACCCCCGACTACCCCTCGCTGGGGTACTTGTGGGGTACATAGGCCGCCACCATCTGTTTCACGCCGGAAGGCCAACAGATGGGAGACGCGCGTGCCGACCACCTCTCAGCTCACGCTGCTCCTTGCAGAAGACAGCGTCAGCATCGTCCGCCTCCACGCCGAAGCGTGCTTCGACTGCGGCGCCGTCTCCAAAAAGCTCAAGCCGGCCGGGCACGTCCGTGTCCGCGGCAGCAGCACCGTCTGGCCGATCGTGACCTGCGGCTGCCGCGGGAAGACAGCGGTCGCATGACTGCCGAACGGCTCCAGCACCCCAGCACGCTGAGGCGACGGCGACGGCGACGACTCGACCGGCCACGCACATCAAATACCCCGGCAGCCGCGGGACAACGGCGCCGGGGATGGCCAACGCTCTTTGCAGAGAGGGAGCGTCGACATGACGCAAGCTACAACCCGAAGGAAGCCTCCGGTCAAGACAGCCGGCAGGGCGCACAGTGGCACCCGAGCACGCCTGGACGTCCACTACCGGGGCCGTCGCACGTCAGGAGCGGTCCGGTGAACGCCGTCGAGAAGACCGCACCGGAGCTGGACACCCGCGACTTGAGGGCCCGCGCCCAGGAGTTCCTGGGCGAGGCGGTGCCACCGCGCTACGAGATCATCCAGCAGAGCAGCCACGCGTTCAGCTGTGGCCTGTGGACGCTGATCGAGCTCATCAGCGTCATCGTGCGCGAACGGCCTGATGACGTGCCCTCACAGGTGGCTATGGCCGGTGTAGGGGAGGCGCAGCGGCGGCTCGACCTCATCGAGCGGCCCGGCCTGCAGGGCGAGTTCGAACGGGTCAAGCGTCTCGCCCGCTCCGTCATCGCCCTGTGCGACCACCACGCTTTCCTCAGTGGCATGGTCCTGTGCGTGGCCTGCGACAAGCCCATCGAGCCCTCCGACGACGTGCTGCCGTACGACCAGGTGAGCCCCTCGGGTGGCGCTCACCGGTCGGGCCGGATCCACGCCGAATGCGCCCAACGGGTACGACGGCACTGAACACCCGCGAATTGGCCGGAAGGCGGCTGCAGGATGGGGCTGCTGCCCTCGCGAACCCCCTCCCGTCGCAGACATCGTGTCGCGGCGGGAGGGAGAACCCCCCGGCCGATTGCAGAGAGGACCGCGGTGAGCACGCACGAGACCGTCACCCATTGGCTCGCAGGCCTCCACAGCCGTCCTGCCGAGGCCGTCGCCGAGTGGACCCGGCAGGGCGTCGCTCTGCTGCCCATGGGGGGCAGTGTGTGCGCCATCCGGCTGGACAGCCAGCTCGTCCACGCGGCCATGGCCACCGAAGTTCCGGAAGAGGTCGCATCCGGCCTTGCCCGCAATGTTCAGGGGCCGGTCGCCTTCGACCGTAGGGGCGGCGCTTACTACACGTTCGTGGATGCCACGGCGGCCGCCAGCTGGGACCTCGAGGCGGTTCCATGCCTGGGCGCCGGTGTCTACGTCGGAGTGCCCGCCCTCGACCGCGTAGGACCGGCGGCCCCCTACTGGGTCGTGCAGCCTCGCTACGCGGGACACCTGTGCCCAGTGAACGCCGTACGCGCCCTCGTGGCCGCTGGCATGGCTGGCAAACGGACGTGAGAGGTTTCTACGCCGCGGTCACACACCTACCGGGCGGGGCGCTCGTCACGATGCTGGTGGCGCATGTCGACCTCGTTGGAGGCGTCCACCAGGTGCGCGAGGGAGACGTCCAGCGCGTCGGCGATCAGGACGAGCATGGACAGAGCGGGGTCGCGCAGGGCCGTCTCATACCGGTGGACGGACCGGCGGTCGATGCCGATGACGTGCGCGAGCTGCTCCTGGGTCAGCTGTCGATGCCGACGCGCGGTACGGATGCGTTCTCCGATCGCGCGGCGGCGCAGGACGCTCCAGTCCGGCTCTTGCTCAGGCACCCCACAAAACTTGTAGGGAAAGGATCATGTGTCAGTGCCCAATTGGGCACTTTTCAGCAGGGAGCAAAGGTGCTTCAATGCTGACTTCTCGCCAAGATTCCACTCTTGGCCCACTACTTGCCGCTCCCAGACCCTGAGTGGCGAGCCGCTCCTCACCATGCTCCGCAAAGCCGGGAGGAGCGGACCCGCTGGGGCCGGCGGCACGCCGCCGGCCCCAGACATGCGGCCTACCGGGCCGTCGACGACAGCGCCTGATCTGCTTCTCCTGTCTCCAGGAGCCGTACGAGGGAGGCGGTCACCACGCGTCGCACCCCGGAGATCGGAAGGACGCGTACCGGAGCCGTCCCCGCCTTGACCTGCTCGTACAGGAGGCTCTTGCCGACGCCCATGGCAGCGGCCGCCTCGACAAGGCTCACCGTGGCGGGCCACCCGCGAACCTCGTCGAGCGTGGGGGCCTTCTTGTTCTTGCTCATGCGACGACTCCATATCGGGATGCCGGCGTCTGTGCCCCGGCGGGCGCCTCCTCCCGGCACGAACCACTCCTGCCTCGACCGCGGACACGGGCGTTGCGCCGGAACTTTCCTGGACCTTGCGGCCTGTGACGGACGGTAGGGCATCATATGGAATCCATGCAACTAACTCGCGCGCAAGCAACTTGCGGCTCCTGTCGCCGCCCGCTGCTCGCCCGCCCGAACAGTCCCCACGCCGCGTCGCTCCGGCACAGCCGGACGCCGTCGGCGACCCCGGCCCGCAAGGGGGTTTCCCGTGTCCCAACCGATCAAGCCGCGCCGAACGGTATGGCACCACCACAGCGACCACGACCCGGACACGCCCCCGCGGCCGCCAGGCGTCGACCTGACGCCCGGCCGAGTGCGGCGATGGCGGGACGCGGTGCGCCATGGATGAGCCGATCAAAGAGATCACGCTCCGCAACGGCAAGAAGCGCTACCGGTTCGTCCTCGACGTCGGCCGCCGACCGGACGGCGGCCGACGACAGCTCACCGTCACCAAGAACACGCTCAAGGAAGCGCGCGCCGAGTACGGCCGGCTCCTGACCGCGAAGAACTCCGGCACGCTGATCGTCCCCAACAAGATCACCGTCGAGCAGTGGATCGAGGAGTGGCTCAAGCTCAAGGCGGAAGACGTCGAGGTCACCACCCTCAACTCGTACGTCACCACGCTAAAGCCGGCCAGGAAACGGCTCGGGCACATCCGCCTCCAGGAGCTCACCGAAGAGGACGTAGTCGCCTGGGTGAAGTGGCTGCTCACCGAAGGGCGCGTGCGCCCCCGGCAGGGGAACAAGGGGCTGTCGACGACGTCCGCGGACATGGCCCTCGGCCGCCTGAAGGAAGTCCTGAACAGAGCCGTCACGAAGCGCCTGGTCGGCCTGAATGTCGCCGCCGAGGTGTCCATCCCGAGCAAGGCGCGGCGGGCAGACCGCAAGGCGCGGCCCCGGGTGAAGCCGTGGAACAGCGCGGAGGTACGGGCTTTCGTGGCGGGTATCCGGGAGGAGCGGCTGTTCGCTGCGTTCCTGCTCAGCCTCATGGGACTGCGGCCCGCGGAAGTCTGCGGGCTGCGCTGGAGCGACATCGACTTCGCGGAGCGCATCCTCGTGGTCGACAACACCCGAACGATGATCAACAACAACGAGGTCGTCGAGAAGGACACCAAGTCGGCCTCCAGCGACCGCGACCTCCCCCTTCCGACGCTCTTGTTCGACGCATTGAAGAAGTTCCGGGCTCTCCAGGCCGCGGAGAAGCTTGCGCTCGGCCAGGACTACCTCGAGTCCGGCTACGTCCTGGTCGACGAGATGGGCCAGCCGCTGAACGTGCGCCTGCTGCGGGTCGAGGCGAAGAAGCTGATGGACAAGCTGGGCATGCGCAAGGTGCGCCTGTACGACGCGCGGGCCTCGTGTCTGACGTTCCTGGCGAACGAGGGAGTGCCGCGGCACATCCTGGCCCGCTGGGCCGGCCACGGCAATCCGAAGACGACCGAGCGCTTCTACCTGAAGCCCGACGTCGAGGATCTGCGGGGTGCGGCAGAGAGTTGGGGCGGCCTCGGCGGAGGGCCTTCGTGAGAGATTGTGAGACGAGCCCTCACCGCGCAGTCCGGGCACACAGCGGCAACCTGGCGGCAATCGCCGCGCTGAGCTGCGGACGAAGGGGGTCGGGAGCGGTCGGCGGGGACGTGCTGGGACCACATCTTCACGACACGGACTAAGTCATCAAAGCCTTCCGCCCAGGTTCCATATCTTCCGGCAGACGGCTACCGGTGCTGGTCAGGGGGGATGCTTCCCTTCCTCGCCGGACGGTCCGTGAGATCTGTGTGAGACAACCGTGAGACCGCGCCCCAGGGGCAGGGCGCGGCCGGACGCGCGGGAGCCGCCCTTCCGCAAAAGCGGGGGGCGGCTCCCGTCGCGTTGCGTCAACGTCTTCCACCGCAGAAGACGTTGAGAATCATGACGTATCGATTCGCCGTAGCGGAGGCGACGGCTCCGGCGTCATGACGCCGATGTCCTCGATGCGTTCGTGGCCGTGCGACAGCCCTGCGTCCCTTGTGCCGCCGCCGGCGACGCGCAGCCGGCCGTAGCCCCGCGGCGTGGCCTGCTCGAACTGGCCGCGCGTGGCCACCAGCTCGTTGAGGATCAGCTGGTTGCGCTCGTCGTTGACCTCGCTCACTTCCTGCTCGAGCTCGGCGATCCTCGTGCGCAGCGCCGCGAGGGTGTTGCGTGTCTCGTCGAGGGCCTTCGCTGAGCTGGCCGCGCGGAACTGCATGGCGGCTCGCTGGCGCTTGAGAGCCTCCTCCCGCCGGAACAGTTGGTGTTCCCGCTGCTGCATCGCCAGGTCGTTGCGGCGCTGCAGCTCGCTGATCTCCTGGAGCTGAGCCCGCGTGCGCGCGTCGAAAGCCCTGAGCGCATACCGCACGGTCGCTGCCACGACGCCGACGGCCCCGGCCGCCAGTGCCCCCATGCCGCTGACCGCGACCTCCCAGGAGTGGCTCCACACTCCATCGCCGACGAGTGCCCCGCCGGCCACACACGCGCCGATCGACACGGTCGTCAATCTGTACGCCACCTGCTACCCCCTTGCTGTAGCCCCCCGGTCGGCAGCGTCGATCTCACGCTGGAGCTGGATCGCCTGGCCGATGTTGCCGTTGAGCATCTTGCGGATCTTGGGATCGGTGATCCCCCACGCGTCCATTGCTGCATCTGGGGTGAGTGCGGCAGAGGCTACCTCCTCCTTTGGGCCGCCTGAGCCCTTTTTGGGAGGAAGCAGCCCGGACTCGATGAGCAGCTCGTCGTGGTTGATACCGAGAACTGATGCCCAGGCGGTGAGCTGGCCGGGCAATGGGAGGGTTTTGCCCTCCAGGGTCCGGCTGACCGTTGTGATGCTCACCCCGAGCCGCTGTGCCAGCTGGGCGCGTCCGCCCGCTCGCTGGCGGACGTCGAAGCCAGCGGTCGTGGCGCGCTCGGTGAGGTAAGCACCGACGCGCGCCGCGAGGACCTGGCGTTCCTCACGTGTCTTGCCGTGGGGGGGATCTTCCATGCTCCGCATGTGGGGAGAGTAGCGCGCACGTAAGCAACTTACGCAGCACTTGCATGCGTGAGAGTTCGCAGGTCAGGGACCGTTTTTGTGTTTCCGCAGGCCGCGCGCTCTTGCTCGCTCGCGTGTACGCATCAAAAAAATCTGCGGCCACTTCAGCGATGCAACTTGCGTGCGCGTGAGTTAGTCGCATAGGTTGCATGCGTGCGACCGAGTTGCACGCATGAGAGTTCCAAAGGGGGAACCCACCTATGCTCCGCCTCGACATGGCCAAGGTCCGGAAAAGGGCCAGGTCAAAGGGTGCCGAGTCCATCCCGGACATCGCCGAGAAGAGCGGCGTCAGCGAGGCCACGCTCTACCGCCTGGCCTCCCGGGACATGGAGCCGAGCCTCACCACCGCATGGAGGCTCGCCGCCTTCCTCGGCGCCCGCATCGAGTCCATCGTCCACGAAGACCCGCAGGCCACGCGCCGCACCAGCGTGCCCCGCCCGCGGAAACCGGCCGCCGCCGGACGCCGCGCCACCTGACACAGCAGGGCTGCCCCGGGCCGGCGCATGGCCCCGAGCAGCCCCGTGCGACTTCACAGCCCACCACAGTTCATCCACTCATGAACGGGAGCAGGCCTTGATCACAGAGGCTAACGCCGCCCGGCCGGACTTCGACACGAGAGAGCCGGCCCTCATCACCCGAGCACAGCAAGGCGACCGCGACGCCTTCGGCGAGCTGTACGCCCTCCACCGCGACGCGATCTTCTCCTTCGTCCTGCAGCGCGTTCCCTACCGGCACACCGCCGAGGACCTCACCAGCGAGGTCTTCGCCCGCGCGTTCTGCAAGCTGCACACCTTCTCCTGGAACGCGAAGTCGATCCGGGCGTGGCTGTTCACCATCGCCCGCAACGCGGTCGCCGACCACTTCAAGAAGGCCTCCACCCGGCGCTCGACCGTCGTCGACGACATCTGGGGGATCTCCGACCTGTGGAGCGCGCCCGTGGAGGGCCCGGAAGACACGACCCTTTCCCAGCTCGAGGTGGAGCTCCTGCACCAGGCGCTCGCCCGGATGACGCCCCGACAGCGCCGCGTGCTGGAGCTGCGCTTCCTGCAGGAGCGGACCGTGCCCGAGACCGCCGGCGCGCTGGGCATCAGCGAGGGCGCCGCCAAGACGCTCACCTTCCGGGCCATGCACTCCCTGCGCGAGGCGTACAAGGGGGTGGCCGCGTGACGACCACACCCGAGCCCCGCACCGGCGTGGAGGCCGAGCTCGCAGCCCAGCTCAAGGACTTCGCGCACACCTTCGTCGCCCAACTCGAAGCCCAGGGACGCCTGGTCGAGGCTGGAGGCGCCAGCGCCCTCGAGCAGCTGCGTACGCAGATCGAGGCGCGCCGGGAACCGTCGGACTCCTTCCGGGCCGCCGTCGACGCCATCGCGGAGGACTGCAGCTACCCCCGGCCGGTCGCCGTGCGGATCGCCACCGCCCTCCAGCGCAAAGGCATCCTCGCCCCCGACACGGCGCAGCCCGAGCCGCACCCCAGCCCGGCGCCGGCGCGCGGACGGTTCGCGGTGCCCGTACGCGGCATGTCCGTGTTCAGCCGCGGCCGGACCGCAACGGCCGCGGCCGCCCAGCCCGAGCCTGCGGTGCTGCCCGTGCAGCGGCTCGAGGATCAGACGCCCCAGATCCGTCCGGCTGCCGCCGTTGCGCCGGCCTCGCAGCCCACGCGTGGGAACGAATCCGAGTGGGACAAGAAGCGGGGCAACGCCGTAGCTCTTGCCGCGGACCTGCAGCACCGGCACCAGCACCGGCTCGAGGTCATGGCGATCACCCCGGACCACGAGCGCGTCAGTGTCGCCGTCAAGGCCACCAGCCTGAGCGACTGGGAGTACTGGCTGCAGGCGATCGGCGCACCCGGCAACGTGCCGACGCGCACCGCCGGCTACGCCCAGGTCGCCGCCGGGCGCGTCAGGGGCGTCGACGTCCACCTCACCGCCCACGACGTCCCCCGCCTCCTGCACGAGGCAGCCAAGGCCGCCGTCGACCCCTTCTACCTGTGGGGCCGCATCTACGACCTCGGAGCCGCGCACGTCGACTCCCACCATCAGGTCTGGCTCTTCCTCGGCCAGCGCCTCGGCGACGGCATGCCCCTCCTCACCCTGCGCGGCTCGAACAAGCCCCCCTACCCGCTGGCCTCGGTCGTGATGAACTTCGGGCCGCTGTCCGCCGTCGACCCCACCCTCGTTCCCGCCGCGGCCGTAGCCCCCGCGCCGGCCTCCGAGGACGACGGGGGTGAGGAGCGGTGAACATCGTCCGCGACCTGTACCTCGGCTGGAGCGATCTCGCCCACGGCCAGGACTGCCCGCTGCCCGTCTGGGAAGCCCAGCTCGGCACCGACCAAGGGCTCCGCGGACGCCTCCTCGCCCGGGAAGAGCCCCACTCCTGCCCGGTCGAGGACTGCGACCACGACAGCGTCTTCCGCCGCTTCACGATCCGGCTGGTATGCCGCTCCTGCACCGAGATCCACATCATCTACGGCGAGGACATCGGCATCTCCCGCACCACCACCACGGCCTACGGCTACGGGCAGCAGCCCCGCCAGATCGACGGACTGTGGCTGTGGCCCGGTGAGCAGACGCTGCCCGCCCGCGACGAAGAGCCCCGCGAATACCTGATCACCCGCACCCCGAAGATCCCCACGCAGGCGTCGGACGTCGCCGGGACCATCTGCCGCTACCGCACCGCCGGCTACCACAAGCGCTGGCAGGCCAGCGCCATCGCCGACCCCGCCGGCCCCTACGGCGACGACCAACTGCGCTGGGCCCGCCGACAGGGCGAGCTGCGCAGCGTGGACAAGGCCGCCGCGTGGATCGCCGCCCAGTACCAGCCCCAGACCGTGGAGGTGCACGTATGAGCCTCATCGACATCGCCCTCAAGGCCCACGCCGAGCAGGAAGCCGACGCCCCGCAGCGGGTCGCCGCCATGCTCGAGGAGGCCCGGGCCGAGTTCCTCGCGATGGTCCGCGCAAGCGTCCGGCTGACGCTGGGCGCCGAGTTCGACGCGCTCCAGTGGCAGTACACGACGGGACCGGAACTGCCGGAGGAGATCGAGCAGGCCACCGCCCAACTCGAGCAGGGGCGACCGGAGTACCTGCGCTACCGCATCAACCACGGCAAGGAGACCATCGCCCTCGAGCTCGTGCAGCCGTGCACCGCGTGCGGCCACGACCGCATCACCGCGGTTAGCAGCGCGGCCGACCTGGGCCGGCTCCTCGCCGAAGGCGGCAACAGCTGATGCGGCCGCGACTGCCGGAAACGAGCCCGGGCCAGATCAAGGCCAGGCTCGCCTGGAATGCGGGCCTGACCGGAACGGGACGCAAGCCGGCCGGCGCCCCTGTCGTCGACACCTGCACCGTCGACCTGTGCGGCACGCCGGCCAGCGGCCGGCGGCCGCCGCAGCCCGGCATGGTCCAGGTGCGCGGTGCCGCCGACGGCGCGGCCGCCCACTGGTACTGCGAAGGGCGCTGCGCGGCGATCGCCCGCGCCCACGCCGACCTGCGCACAGCGGGAGGGGCACGATGACGACGTTTCCCGCGCGCACGCTGACGCAGGAAGAGCTGTGGGCCGAGGCGAGGGAGCGCTTCGGGGAGAACTCCCGCGACTGGGCCTTCCAGTGCCCGGGCTGCCTCGACATCGCCACCGGTACCGAGTTCCTCCAGGCTCTCAACGAGCACCCCCGCGAGCACCCGCGCGGACACGGCCGAGAGGGGCGGCGCGTCGACTGGTCGGACGTCCTGGGGCAGGAGTGCATCGGCCGGATCCTCGGTAAGGGCGCTGGGCGGGGCTGCCAGTACGCCGCTTTCGGCTTCATCCACGGGCCCTGGCAGGTCGCCATCCCGCACGCGCGCAAGCCGGTGTACTCCTTCCCCCTGGCGCCGGCTCGGACGCCCGACGGCGGTGACGGCTCATGACGTGGCTCCTCACGGTCCTCGTGCTTGTGTCGCTCGTCGGCGGCATCGCGGTCCTGGTCGGCCGCGCCTTGTACCGGCTCGGCTTCCAAGACGCAGGCGCCCACGACCATGACGACTTCGCCGACCAGGACGACGACCCGTCCGAAGAGGAGCAGCGGGCCATCGCCGCGGCCATCCGCCGGCATCCCGCCTCCCGCGCGCCGGTCGCGCCGCTGCTGGGTGATCCGTCGTGCACGCCCCGGTTTGTACCGGTGTACCTGCCGGGCCCCCGCACGTCGTGGGAGACGGAGGGTGAGCCGCCGTGCTGAGCCTGTTGGAGAAGTTCACGCGGGACACCGTCGTTCTCGACGGCGGCCACATGGTGTGGACCGGTGAGCGGACGCAGGACCTCGCTCCGGTCCTCTCCCACCGCGGCCGGAAGCTGTCCGTGCGCAAGGTCGCCTACGGCCTTGAGCACGGACGGCCTCCGGCCGGGAACAGCAAGTCCGGCTGTGAGTACGGCTGGTGTGTCGCGCCCTCCCACCAGGCCGACGCCGTCGACCGCGACAGGGAGCGGAGCGTCGCGGGCCAACTCGACGATGCTGCCGCACTGTTGGGGGCGAACTGAATGCCGACCAACGAATGGGCGCATGAGGCGGGCGTACGGGCCTGGACGCTGGAAGCCGCCTGCGGCAAGGGCGTTGGCCCGACCTCGGACGAGTTCCACTCCACGTCGAAGAAGACGGCAGAGGCCGCGGCCCGGTTCTGCATCGCCTACTGCACGGTGCGGGATGAGTGCCTCGAGGACGCGCTGCGTCGCGAGGAACAAACAGGCAGCCGGTGGGGCGTGTGGGGCGGCTACACCGCCACGGGGCGCCGCAAGCTCGCCGCGGAGCGCCAACGTGCGGCTGTGGCCCCTGTGATCGCCGGGAGCGTGTCGTGAGCGCGCTCGAGCGCGACGACCCGGAGCCGCCGGTATGCGGGCACTGGATCGGCGCCGAACGCCGCTACTGCCGCGCCATCGAGATGGTGCGGCAGTACCTGCCCGGGCTGCGCTGCCCCTTACACACGCCCGCGGCGCTGGCCGGGAAACCGGAGCCGGACGCTGGGCCCGACATACCGGCCGGCGCTTGGACGACGTCGTTCCCGCAGTCCGCGTCCGTGGTCTTCGGCGAGGCCGCCGTCCGGTCCGGCGAACGCCGCGCCGTGCCTGACGTCTACCGCGCCGCCGATCGGCCCCAACGCGAGTAGCAGCTGTCCTATCAGTCCCCCTCGGTAGATCGGAGCCACCGTGCCCCACGCAGCCACCAGGAGTGCACTCTCGTGACCGTCAGCGAGCCGGTGCAGGTCCCCAGGACGGCGTGGATGAACGCTTTGCGGGACGAAGCACTGCGGATGAACCGCCCTGAGATCTCGCGCGTCGTGCACGTCGGCTGGGTCATCGCCTCCTTCACCGACGACGACGGCACCAACGCCGACCCGAAGACCGAGACCATCGCGGCCATCGTCGGCTGCAGCGACGAAACCGTGGCCCGGGCCAAGAAGGTCCTCAAAGCCCTCGGCGTCCTCGCCGAGAAACGGCGCCCGAACGCCAACTCCGCATACCGGCTGCAGTTCACGAACCTCGGCGATCTCGACTGGGACGCCCACATGCACCTGTACACGGACACACCACAGGCCCGGCGCAAGAAGCGCATCAAGGAGCAGGAGATCGCCGAGCACGTGGCGAAGCGGGAGGAGGAGCTCACCGGGCGCCGGACCCCGTCGCGCAACGGGGTCCGGAACCCGTTCCCGCCGGGGGTTCCCGACGGCGAGGAGGGGTCCGGAACCCGTTCCGCAACGGGTTCCGGACCCCGTGCGGAACGCGGCCCCGACCCCGTCTCGGACAGGGAGGAGACGGCGGGGCCGGCGCTCGCGCCCGTGCCCGCACCCGCCGGCCGCCCACGGCGGCCGGCGGGTGCGGCCGCAGCGTCGACTCAGCCGCCCCTGCTGCTTGCCGTCCCCGGCCAGGACCCGCTCACCACCGGCACCATCCGCCCCACACCACCTGGCAGCCCGCACAGCCGGCACGGCCCCACCGAACTGAGCGTGCCCTGCGGCTACTGCGAGGCCCCCGCCGGAGCACGGTGCCGCAACACCGTCGGGCTCCGCGGAACCGCCCACCAGGCTCGCCTGGAGGCATGGACGCTCGCCCACACCGGCTGCCCCGACTGCCGGGCCCCCGCCGACAACCCCTGCACCGGCCCGGACGGCATCCCGCACACCGGCATCCACCCGGCCCGCGCCGAGCTCGGCGCCCGGATGCGGGCGACGGCCGCCCAGCAGCAGGACCGCCACACCGGAACCTGACCCATAGGGGGACCTCTCACATGACTTCCCGCGCTGAACGCCGGCATCCCGAACTCGAGCAGCGCTGCGCCTGGTGCCACGCCGCACCCGGCAGCGCCTGCACCAACCGCCACAACAACCCGCGCACGACCCCCCACCCCAGCCGCAAGGACGCCTGGATCCTGGCCCACTTCGACTGCCCCACCTGCGGGGCCCCGGCCGGTACGGCGTGCACGGTCGCCGAGGGCGGGGCGATGCCCGGCGTTCACACGGAGCGCGCGCAGGCCGCGGCCGCCGCGTATGAGGAGGCCCTCGAGGAGTCGTCGCGGGATGTGAAGGGACGGCCCCGGTGAACGGCCCCGGCTACTGCCCCGACTGCCACCGGCCGGTCCTGTTCACGCGCACCGAGCCCGGCGCCACCACGGCGGGCGGCAAGCGCCTGGCCGTCGACCGCCAGCCGAACGCGGACGGCAACACCGCTGTACGCCGCGACGGCCTCGGCCGGTACGTCTCCCGCCGCGTCACCGAGCAGCAGCCGCTGCGCGGCTACGAGCGCCTCCACATGCCCCACCCCGCCACCTGCCCCAGGCAGCAGACCCAGCCCGCGCTGCCCCTGCAGCTGCCGCCCAACGTCGTCCGTCTCGACCGAGCCCGCCGCACGCGCCCGCCCGGGCGCGGCTGACTGAAAGGCACACGAGATGCTTGGCCTCACCACCACCAGACACCTCCGCGCCGTCCAGGCCGGCCTCGAGCAGCAGCTCACCCAGGCATGCCTGTCCGCGGAACTCGAGCGCTGCCGCGCCGACCGGGCCCGGGCCCGCGAGCGCAAGAACCTCCGCGGCCGCCTCGACCGCGCCCTTACCGCCCTGGCCGCCACCCGCGGGGAACTGACCACCACACGAGGTGCCCTGCGCCGGGTCAGCGAGCAGCTCCTCGACCAGCGCCAGGCAGCCCGCTCATGACACCTACCAGCCACGAACGCGCCCGCATGGCGGTCCTGGTGCGGGGCGACATCGCCGCCCACATCCGCGCCGACCGCCCCACCCGCGACATCATGCGTCTCCTCGGCGTCCCACGCGCCGCCGTTGAAGCCGTAGCCAACCAGCTCGGCCGCCCAGCGAGCACGCGGCGCGGATTCCGCCCCAGCAGCCTTGAAGACGCCTTCTGGGGCCAGGTACGCCACCTTCCCGACGGGCACTTGCTGTGGCTCGGCGACCACGACCCGCACGGCGCACCCGTCCTGTGGTGCACCCCGTTCGTGTACAGCGCGCGCCGCGTCTCCTACGAGCTCCGCCACGGCCGTCACCCCGACGGCCCCCTCACCCAGACCTGTGGCCACGACCAGTGCGTCGAAGCCGATCACCTCGCAGACCCGGCCGGCCGCCAGTACCTCGCCACCGTCGTGACCACCCTGTTCGGAGAACCCACCCGATGACACTCACCGCCCCGTGCCCGCCCCCGCCCCGGCCGGCCACCCCACACGCCGGGACCGACCGGGGCATGCGACCGGACGCGATCGGCCCGCAGGACGCCCTCATCGTCCTGCAGCACTTCGGCCACACCACCCCCGGTGTGCCGGACATGACCGGCACGTTCCGCGGGCGCCTCGTCGCACTCATCGCCGAAGCCGACGCCCACGACCAGCGCCACCTCGCCAACGCCTACCCGGCCCTCGTCGCCGCCGTCCGGCTCGCCGTGAGCAGCCCGACCGGAATCGCCACCCTCCACGCCATCGCCAGCACCCGCTGACCCCGCAACCCAGCAACTGGAGCACCCGCAGATGTACCCCGACTACGACACCCCCCGCCTCACCGGCCCCTACCGCGACATCCACACCGAACGCCAGCAGCAGGAAGCCGAGCTGGGCGTCGAGCAGCACACGCTGCAGGAGTGGACGCTCGCCCTCGCCGAGCACGTCGGCCGCCTCGCCGACACCGTCCTGGCGGCCACCCGCGACGACAGCCCCGACGCCTCCCTCACCAGCGTCCGGGCGGAAGCCGTCCGCACCGGCGCCGGCCTGGTCGCGCTCCTCGAGCACATCGACAGCCTCGAACCGAACGCGACGTGACCGCAAAGATCCGCTGCGGCGACTGCGACCACGTCATGCTCCGGCCGAGCCCCGACGGGCTCGGCCCCCGCTGCCGTCGCAAACGCCGCGACCGCTGGCTCCAAACCCCCGCCGGCCGCGCGGCGGCCGCCGTCCGCCGACGCCTCGGCAACCCCGCCCGGGCCATGCCCGGCCAGCTCGCCATCCCGGAAGACCACCTGCTCATGCCAGAAACCAGGCTCATCTGCCTCGACGAAACCCACGCCGCTGCCGTCGTCGCCGAAGCCACACGGCCCGGCGACGAGGTCCATACCGTCCGCCAGGACGGTCCCGTGGTCGTCATCGGCTACTTCGACAAGCGCTACCCCCTCAACATCGCCGACTGGGCCGGCCAACACGGCCACGCCTCCGACAACGACGCCGCCACCGTCATCGCCCGCCTCTGAACCCCTCCCCGGAGCCCGAATGCACACCCCGCATCCACGCTGCGATATCCGCAGCGGCAGCGCCACCATCACAGCGATCCCCACCGGCCCTCACGCGCCCGTCCGCCACTCGGCCGTGCTGCCGCTCACGCCAACGGACGACCGCGCTCCCGTGGAGCTCGCGGTGGTCGACGGCATCGCCGCCGACCACGAGCCCGACACCTTCCTCTGGATCGTCTTTCACCGCCCCGATGGCGGAGCCACCATCCGCTATGCCTGGACCGGCAACGGCACCCTCCTCGGCGACCGCATCGACCAACTCGCCGTCGCCAAAGGCCTCGACGCCGCCGACTGGCTCCACATCGGCGACCGCAACAACACCCGCACCATCCGCGGCCGCATCGTCATCGACGCCTTCCGCCTCCACGGCGTCCTCGCCGACGTCCGCGACGGCGCGCGCTGCCTCGAAGACCGTCGCGACGGCCTCCGTCGCATCATCGCCTACGCCGCCGAAATCACCGGCCACACGCCGCGCCCGGGCGTTCCCCGCTGGCTCGGCGTCGGCCCCTCCCTGCTCGCCCGGAGGACGCCGTGAGCGTCGTACACCACCCGGAACCCGTCTGGGACGACCACTGGCAGGGCGCCGAGCTCGCCGCAGACGACACGCACCGCTATCTGTGGCTGTGGCACGGCTACAACATCCGCCTCGTCGCCGTCCCCAGGGGGGACGAGATGGGTTACGACCACGGGTGGTGCTACCCCCGCGACCCCCAGCTCGTCCAGGCCGCCGTCGCCGACTGGGATCCCGACACCCAGGACGAGCCGACCGGCTGGCACAAACGCCCCACCCACCCTGCACGGCGAGCACCACACCGTGACGCGCAGCCGGAGTACAACCGGCCGCGCTGCGTCCACGGCTGCTACATCGCCGATGGCTGTCGAACCATCAACTGCCCCGACGCCCCTCACGCATCGCCGCCCGCCAAGGAGGCCCCCGTGGCTGCGCTCACCGCCGACGAATTCAACGCCCGCCACCCGGTCGGCAGCCCCGTGATCGCCTACCCCCTCAGCCGGCCCGAGGACAACCAACCGGACTTCTTCCAGCGCTTGGAGACCGTCACCCGCAGCCCGGCGTGGGCCCTGGGCCACGGCGCGCCGGTCGTGTCCGTCGACGGCTACGCGGGCGGCATCGCCCTCACCCACATCGACCCGGTCACCGAGAGGCGTAGCGCATGACCATGCTTGATCCGGCTTCCGCCGAAAGCGTCCACTACGCCACCGACCCGCGCATCCGACACCTGGCTGAAGCCGCCTGGCGCATGCGCACCGGCGGCAGCCGGATGGACTGGCTGATGCTCGGCAAGAACAACCCCGAAGCGCTGATCGCCGAGGCGCGGGAATGGGTACGCGCCGCCGTGGCCTCCGGAATCCTGCCGCCTCCCGAGGACGACCCGGCCTGGAAACAGGCCGCGCACCGCGCCGCGAACGCCGACGACGGCCCGGCCCCTGAATCGTGCGGGAAGTGCCGGGAGCCGTTCGACCCGGCCGACACAAGCTTCGACGGCCGCGCCCGGCACGGACAGACGCCGTATTGCCGCGGCTGTATCGACGCCTGCCACGAATCCGCAGACCCGGGCCACCGGTGCGTGATCTGCCGGTGAGCCGTCGTATGGCCGCCGCTGTCGCAATCAGCGGCGGCCAGTCCTCGCATCCCACCACACCGATCAGGAAGCCGACCATGACCAGCGATCGGATCGTCGCCCTCAACATCTTGATGCGGGCCCTGGAGGAACCGCTCAAGACCTACAACCGCCACCTCCGCAAAGCGTGGCGTACCGAGACGGACAGCCCGGAGAACCTCACCGCCCGCGAGGACGGCGACAAAGCCCTGCTCGAGATCGGGAAGGTTGTACGCAGCTGCGCTGCCCAGAACGAGGATCCCGATGGCTGCGACCTGAACAGCTCGAAACACCTCGCGCGCGCCGAACCTGCCGTGTCTGCCCCGATGCCGCCCACAGACCAGGTCACGCCCGCGACGTTCGTGCTGTGGCTCGACGCCTCCGACGGCTCTGTCCCCACGAGCGACGGCGTGCAGTGGCCCGACGGATGGGTGACCATCCGCCACCGCCACTACGGACACACCACCACCCACCACAGTCCCGAAGCCGCCTGCGAGGCCGCCCACGGGACGCAGGGACGGATCGTCTGGACCGCTCCCGCCGACCGGGGCGCCGTCCTGCTGTGGGCTGCCGAGCATCTGCTCGCGCGCTGCCCCCACCTCGGTAAGCCGGACGCGCTCAGGAAGTGCACCTGCCCTGCAGCCGAGGAGCTGATCCGGCTGGCCAGCCAGGAACCCGGGGCAGCCGGCTATGCCTCCGCGCGCGAGGCCGTGCTGCGCCGTCTGGCCGCCGAGGCGCAGAAGCGGGAGCGGGAGCGGGAGCCGCAGTGCACCTGTGGCGGGCCGTCCACCTCCACCACCCTGCCCAGCGGGATCACCTACGAGGAGCACAAGCGCACCTGCGCCGCCATGACCACCGACGGAGCCGACGCGCAGCCCGACAACGAGAACGGCCACGAGCAGGCGGACGGACCGACGCCGAAGCCGCCCCTGACGAAGCTGGAGCAGGCCGCCCTCGAGGCCCGTGCTGCTCTCGGTGCGCTCTGCTGCGATCTAGAAGACCCCGGGAGTAACGCACTCGGCGCCCTGTACCTACTCTCACAGGCCACCACCGGCCTCACCACGCAGTCGGATGATGCCGCCCGGGCGCTCGCCCGGCGCGATGCCCAGACCATGCGCCGCTGCGCCGACTTCGTCCGCGACGCCTACGAAGAGGACTGGGCCGAGGACGTCGCCGCCACGCTGGAACACGGCGCCGAGCGGACCGAACGCGGCGAGACCACTCACACCCGGGCCGGGGAGATTCCGGGGCCGTCCACGTGAACGACCTCGTCGACACGGTCTTCCTGTTCATCGGCGTCGCGGTCGCCTGGATCGTCCTATCGGTCCTCGGCGGCGCCGCACTCCTGACCGGCATCGCCGTCCTCACCATCCGCCTCGTACAGCGCCGCCGCGACCGCCGGGACGGCACCAGCGCCGCCCCGGATGACATCGACCACCCGCCGAGCACCGCGCCCGTACAGGCCCCGTAGCCCCCGCACCAGCCGCCACAGCGCAAACCCTCACCTTGGAGTTCTGCATGTCGTACACGGAGCGTTCTTTCACGACCACGCGCCGCGAGTTCGTCGTCCCCGTCGACCCCGCCCTGGGCGCCAACCACACCAGCATCAGCAAGGCGTGGAACGCCGCCCACCGCTCCTACCGCGACGCCCACCAGCTCACGGCCGACAGCCCCCTGCCGGACAACGCCATCGCCTTCTGGCCCGGCGACGCCGAGATCGTCATCAGCCACGAGAGCGAGAAGCCCGCGTCCCCGTCGGCCGACGACATCGCGCTCGTCCTCGCCACCTATGACCGCTACGCCGGCCGCGTCAGCGCGCCCTACGCCCACCTCGGCGCAGCCGAGCACGAGAAGTACCGAGACACGGCCCAGACCGTTCTGGACATCCTCGGCAACACCCGGCCCTAGCCTCCCGCGCCCTCGCCGGGGCCGGCCGCCGCGTAAAGGCGGCCGCTCCCGGCGGCTCCCGCCCTCCCATCGCACAGTCAAGGAAGCGACGTGCCAAGCACCCCGACCCTCGAGCTCCTCAGCCCCACCCAGGTTCAGGTCATCGCCGCCTACGCCCGCGGCGCCGCCACCTCCGAGGTGTCCGCCCGTCTCGGCATCTCCCAGCGGGCCATCCGCCACCACATCCAGCGCGCCGCCGCCCGCGCCCAGATCGCAGGGCGCCCGCTGCCCGGTCTCGTCGACTACGCCTACCGGCACGGCTACTTCGACGACATCCCCGACCTCGCCGTCAAGACGCCCGGCGCACCCCCGCGGCTGCGTCTGCCCCGCTCCCAGCAGCGCACGCTCCAGTACATGGCTCAGGGCCTGTCGACTGGCGCCACCGCCCGTGACCTCGGCGTCAGCCGGGAAACAGCCCGCGTGTACCGCAACCGCCTCTTCGAGCGCCTCGGCACCGTCTGCGCCTACCACGCCGTCGCTCTCGGCTGGCAGCACAACCTCCTCCCGGCCCGGGAGGAGGCGGCCGGCCGATGAGCGTTCCCGAGCGCACCGGCCGGGCCTGTCAAAGCCACGGCTGCCGCTGGTGCGGCCAGCAGGTGGAAACCGTCGTCTACGAGGTCCGCGACCCGGAGACGAACGGGCTCGGCGACGAGGTCATGTGCTGCCTGTGCGGCAAGCACCAGTGGCGGTGGGGCGAGTCCACCTGCGCCCGCCAGGCTGGCGAGTACACGGAGAAGGACCGGCAATGGAACCGGGACGCCCACGACGAACTTCTTCGCGACGTCTTCTACTGGGCGTGGCTGGCCGAGCAGATCATCCAGACCGCGGCCCCGCTGGCGCCCATGTCCGCGCAGCAGGCCCAGTGGATCCGCGAGAACGTGTGGCCGCCCTCGTGGCTGCGCCACTACACCTTCCTCCCGGGCCCGTTCACGGACTGCGCCTGCCAGAAGCCGCCCTCGGTGGAGTGCCAGCGCGGCACCCACCGGGCGTGTCAGCACGATGGCCATTCCGTGCCCGAGACCGCTATCCAGACGCACACGCTGCGTGCCGCACTCTTCCGCGAGCCGTACGAGCACCGGGCGCCGGCCGGCCACCATGGGCGGCGCACGGTGTACGGGGCGAACAACGTCGCCTGGGTGTGGCCGGCCGGCACGCCGTGCCGCGAGACCTGCAGCTGCGCCTGCCACCAGCCCGGCACACCACCGCCCGCCGCCATGCAGGTCCAGGCAGGCCAGCTCAGCTTGTTCGAGGCGGTGAGCGGATGATCACGCCCCGCCCTGTGACCGGTGTTCCGGTGGGCCGCCAGCGCGGCTGGATCACCGTGACGGACCTCGCCGTCCCTACCGTGTGGGCGGCCACCCGCGACGGCTTGGTGCTGCTGGACCTGATCGCCGTGGAACTCGCCGCCAACGGCCGCCGCAAGGGCTGGACCCTCACCCGCGACGAAGCCCACTACACCGCCACGCTGCTGTTCGACCGGGACCTGCCGTACTCCGTGATCGCCCACCGCATCGGCGTGAGCGGCAGCACCCTCAAGGCCTGGTTTCCCGAGCAGGCCGTCCCGAAGGAAGACCACGTCGCCCGCGCCGGCGGCCGGAATCGGAACACGCCGGCGGAACCCACGCCGCCGCACGCCGCCGCTGCCCAGCCGGTGCCGATACCGGCGCTCCCCGGAGCCGCCTGAAGCCCCTCACCCTCCCCGGCACTACCCAGGAGTACCTGCATGGCCCACCCACTGGAAGACATCGCCGCCGCGGTCAAACTCCTCAAGGACGCGCCCGCGCGCGGCCGTATCGACAGCAACAGCGAGCGCATGCTCGAGCACGTCGCCGCCCTCATGCGCATGCGGGAACCCGTCACCGTCTGGCTCGAAGCCGAAGCAGAACGCCTCGGCCACACCCCCATCACCCACGATATGCGCGGCGAGCACGCCGTCATCGTGGCCCGCGCCCTCCTCACCCCCCTCACCGGCCAACCAGGCCCGGGGCAGCCAGGCCCGGTGGTCGACAATGTGCGCGCCGTCCTCGACGGCATCCTCCGGTCGGGCGACGGCCAGTGAGCACGAGCATCCGCCTGCACTGCAACCGGCAATGGGCAGACGGCAGTTGCGCAACCGTACTGATCACTGACGCCCGCACCCGCGAGGAGGCCCGGGACGCCGGCCGCCGGGCGGGCTGGCGCATCCACCCCGACGGCCGTGACTACTGCCCGGGCCACTCCGGCACCCCCGCGCCGGCGTCCACCGTCGTCCCCCTCTACCCCGACACCCCGCCCGAGCCGACCGCCGACGGCTCCCGGACCGCGCTGTCGCCGCTCGAGACCCTCCACGCCGCAGCCCAAGACCTGCGCGCCCTGGCCGCCGCCACCGACGACGAGATCGCCATCAACCCGTCCTGGCACTCCGGGCTCATCCAGCGCGAGCACTGGTTCGCACACGGCATCACCAACGCCGTCGGCGCCCCGGCCGGACACCTCGCCGCCCTGCTCAGCCCAGCCAACGCACGCCTGATCGCCCAGTCCATCGAGCGCCACACCCGCACCCGGGAGCCGATCCCCGCGGAGACCTTCCTCCTCGCCCGCAACATCCAAAGGAGCCCACGCTGATGCGCAAGATCCCCACCCTCTTCGCCCGGAACCCCGAAAACCGCCGCCACGTGCTGCCCGAGGTGACACCGGGCTGTGAGTGGGTGCTCGCCGGTGAAGGCCGGCCCACCCGGAAGCTGGACGGCACCTGCGTCATGCACGACGACGAGGGCGCCTGGTGGGCGCGGCGGGAGGTCAAGCCCGGCAAGCCCATCCCGCCGGGCTTCGTCACGATCGAGCACGACGAGATGACCGGCAAGCTCTTCGGCTGGGAGCCCATCGCCCAGTCAGCGTTCGCGAAGTACCACGCCGAAGCCGTCGCGGCAGCCGAGAACACCGTCAACGCGGACGAGCCGTGGAGCGTGGGCACGTACGAGCTGATCGGCCCGAAGATCAACGGAAACCCGGAGCTCTACGACCGGCACTGGCTCGTCGCCCACGCCCACACCGAAACCCTCACCATCGACGCACTCACCTTCGACGGCATCCGCGACAGCGTCCTGCGCTGGCACCAGGCCGACCACGTCGAAGGCGTCGTATGGCACCACCCGGACGGCCGGATGGCCAAAGTCAAGGCCCGCGACTTCGCCACCCCCGCCCCGGCCCCGACGGCACCGGAGCCGGATCCGGTCGCTGACCTCCGTGCCGCAGCCACCAGGATGCGCACCCTCACCGGCCCGGCCGCAGAGCCCACCGCCACGCTCCTCGACAAGACCGCCGAGCACATCGAGTTCGGCAGCGGCGGACCGGGCAACCCGCTCATCGACGCCACGATCGACATGGCCCGCGCGATCACGGCCGGAGCCACGCGGTGACGCCCCTCGAGGAGATCCGGGCGGCGGCCGCCAAGCTGCACCAGCGCGTGACGGAACTCGGTGACTGCCGCGGCCCCTGGTACATCGTCAACGAGGAGCAGCACCCCTACCCGCAGAACATCTCGAACATCGGTGTCCCGTACTGCGTCGCCACCACCCACACCGACCCGTCCGGCGAGCCGGACATCGCGCAGTACATCTGCACCGTCAACCCCCGCGTCGGCGCCGCCCTCGTCCTCCTCCTGGAGCAGGGCGCCGACGCCCTCGAGGGCACGCCCATCGGCGACGACGAGCCGATCCTCATCGCGGCCCGCGCCCTCAACTACCAGCACCCCAGCCGGCGGGGAGGGCAGAAGTGAGCGACGACGAGGACAGCGGCTACGTGCTGCTCATGCCGTTCGTGCTCTCCCAGAGCAACGGCGGCCCCTACGACGACAAGGCATTCGCCGCGGGCATGACCTGCGGCCAGTTCTGGGCCGAACTCGAAACCGTCGCCGCCCACGGCGCGCTGCCCCGCCCGCGCTACGTACGCCCCGAGTACATCCCCCAGCTCGACCTCATCGCCATGCACTTCGGCTACACCCTCACCGCGGGCGACACCGACAGCGAACCGGGCTGGCAGCGCATCGACTTCGGCCCCCAGCACCCCCAGCCGGAAGGAACCACCCAGCCGTGACCTTCGACTACAGCACAGACCTCCCCGCCTCCGTCCGGTTCACCGACCTCGACGGCGACCAGCTCCACATCGAACCCACCTTCCGCCACCTCAAGCCCGCGATCAGCCTGCGCACCGTCCGCGCCGACGGCCAGGACGGCGCCGCCGTGCACGTCCTGTTCGAGCAAACCGAGGAGCTCGTCGCCGGCATCCGGCGCACCGCCCGCACCAACGCCTTCGAGCACCCCCACACCACCCCCAACGAAGTCCGCTTCGCACGCCGCTTCGTCATCCAGCGCCCCGACGAACCCGATATCCACGGAGTCCAGTTCCCCTCCGGGCACGTCATCGCCGACGTCCCCTACACGGGCCTCACCGCGTTCCTCACCGTCGACGTCATCACCGACGAGTACAAGACGGCCGTCATCCACTGGGCCGACACCCCGACGGGCAGCGGCTCATGACGTGGCCCACGCACGCCCAGCACGCCGTCTACGCCCTGGCCGGCGCCTTCCTGCTGTGGTGCGCCGACCTCGAGGCCCACTACCAGCACCCCCTGACAGCCGTCCTCTTCGCCGCGGCCGCGGCAGGCCCGGCCCTCGCCGTCGGCGAACACACCATCGCCGTCGCGCGTACGGCCACGCGTGCTCGCCGAGCACGGCGGCAGCGCCAACGCGCGGCCGCGCACCGTGCTGCTCGCGAGGCACAGCTGCGGGCCGCCGGCCTGGAAAGGACGGACGCCCGGTGAGTGAGCTCGTCATCTACCGGTGGCTGTGCCCGTTCTGCACGAACGGCGACTGGGGGCCGGCACAGGGCCGCTGCCTGCACTGCCACGGCACCGGTCTCACCAACGACGTCGGCGGCTGGGAGGAGTCCGAACTCACCCCGGCCCCGGTACCGCCGGGCGTCATGCGTCGCCCGTGCGGCGACTGCGCTTTCCGCCGCGGCAGCCCCGAGCTCGAGAACGCCGGCGCTCAACTGCCAGAGGACGCGCCGTTCTGGTGTCACCACGGCATGACCACCGGCTACGGCGGCTCCTACCAGCCACCCGGCTACTACCGCCCCGACGGCGCCGAGCGGGACATCCCGCTCGGCGAGCTGATCTGCGCCGGCTGGTGGGCCCTGCAAACCGGCCGCCCGCTGCCGTCCGAGCCCTACCGCGAACCAGGAGGCACCCGCCCGTGAGTATCTGGGCCACCATCCTCGTCCTCGACGACGACCACACCGACACCTGCACCATCTGGCAGCCGGCCGAATCCGACGCCCGCGTCCAGATCTGCACGCCCACCGGCTCGTGTGACTGCGGACGCCCGAACCAGCCCTACCTCTACAGCGGCTCCCACATCCTCCCGGCCCCCGACGACGCGCGCGGCGGCAGCGTCCAACTCGCCGAAGTGCCCTCCCACATCACCCGCGACGGCCGCGACGACAGCCCCGAAGACACCGTCCCCTGGCCATGGCTACGCCTGTCCACCACCGCCCTGGACACCATCCTTGACGTATCGCAGGCCCGGCAGCTTGCCGGCGCCCTCACCAGGTGGCTAGCCACCCAACCCGCCACAGACCTCGCGACGTCTACCTGGGCCCACGGCCGCGTCGCCGCCCTGTACGAAACGTGGAAAGCGACCGGCGCTCCGCCGGCGGGCACCTCGCTCAGCCGGTGGTGGGACCAGCACCTGCAGCAGCTCGGCGAAGCGATCTTTACCGAGGCCGCCCCACACCACCACCTCCACCCTGCCGTCGGCGCCTGGCACTCGGCCTTCGACCGCGCGAACACGGCCGAAACCCGCGTCCACGAACTCACCAGCCGCCTCGAGCACGTCCGCGCGACCACCGCCCGCATGCGCGCCATCACCCGCACCTGGGAGCCAGCCGCCGACCTCGTCGACGCCGCCCTCAACGGCACCGACCCGCTCCAAGAACACAGCCCCTCACCGAGCCCGGAAGAGACGCCCCGCACCGCCGACGACAGCGCCCGCGCGGGGGCCCGCGTGCCGCTGGACGAGCTGTCGCCGCCCCTGCTGACAGCCCTGTACGACGAGCGCGACCAGCTGCGCGCCCTCGTCGACCGCGGCTGGGACCAGCACATGTCCTTCACCCTCATCCGCCCGGACGGCACCGACGAGCAGCTGCCCTGCGCCGACTGGTGTTACGCCTGCCGCCTCAGCCGCCTCGAAGCCGACACCGACGATGCCCGCGCCGAGCTGGAAGGCGCCCGGGCCACGATCGACCACATGGCCAAGGCCATGGACTGGATCTGCGGCCACGACCGTCAGGGCCTGGACCACCTCGACGAAGCCCAGTACGAAGCCCGCGCCCGCGAAGCAGCCGTCCAGCAGGCCCGCCAGTGGGCCGCACGCGCCCGACTTGCCGAGGCCACCGCCGGCCAGTTCCAGGCCGTGGTGGAGGCCCACCGCACGCACCTGGAGCTCACCGATCCAATTCTGCTGTCGAAGCTGACTGCCGCCCTCCTCGCATCCTCGAAAGGCTGATCCGTGCGCGAACACCTCGCATTCCTCGGCATCGACCTGCTGCTCTTCGCCCTCCTGTTCCTCGCCATGCCCTGGCTCGCGATCGCCTTCCGGAAGTACTGCAAGGCCATCGACCGGCTGCTGACCAAGCGGAAGGGCTGACCCGGTGACCGACCAGACCAGCACCGACTTCGACGGCTGCAACAGCGAGTGCCGCCGCGCCGGAACCCACACCCTCCGCTGGGGTGGCTGCGAACACGCACCCGAACCCGAGCCCACCGTCAGCATGTCCGCCGTGTACACCGACCCGTCCGACGGCTACCCGGCGATCGGCTTCGACACCTACACCGCCGCCCAACTCGCCGAGCTGATCGAGCCCTCACTCACCAGCGCCGGCCCCGGCTGGCCGATCCCGCTCGATGCGGTAACGGCGCGCGCCACCGCCCTCCGGATCGCCGGTGCGATCGTGCATCGCCATGACGAACAGCGGCCCGCTACCCCGGTGTCCTCCCCGCCGCCGGACCAGACCGACCAGTGCTCCTGCCGGACCCACCCCACCCTGACAGCGCAGATCGGCTACCCGGTTCGGTGCCCGCACTGCCCGCCCACCGCCGGGCCTATCCCGCCCACCCACTGGACGAAGCACGTACAACGCCACCACCCAGAAGCCGCCTCTGCCGTGCGGCCGCCGGCCGCCGACCGGGGCGCCGTCTACCGCGAACTCGCGGACCAGCAGACGCAACTCGCGGTCGCCGATGACCTCGCGCGCCGACGGGACGCCGCTGCCGCGCGCCGCCAGCTCGTGAAGGAGCTGCGCCGTCTGGCCGCCGAGGCGCCCCAGCAGGTGCCGGGGCCGGGCGCCGACCTGATCGAGGACTACCTTCGGGTCCTGCGCGGCCAGGGCCCCGAGCCCGACCTGTCCAGTCTGCCGCCGGAGCAGCGGGAGGCGGCCGCAGGGCAGTCCGAGATCGTGAGGGCGCTGGCCGGCCGAGACCCGGAGCTTCCTCCTCTCGACCGCGATCCGGTTGCCCGACGGCTCGGTCTGCACGCAACCGCCGCCGAGGCGCAGCAGCCCGACGCCGAGGCGCGGCAGGCAGCGACTGAAGCGACCGAATCCTCTACCGGGCATCCGCCGGGCTGTTGGTACGACGCCGAGGCTGCCGAACACGCCATGCTCGAAGAACGCCCGGAAGGCCAGCGCACCCGGGCCCGGGCGGTCGAGGCCGAGAAGCACGACTACATCGACGCGGTCGAGTGCGCGATCGGCCTCACCGTCGACTGCGGCGGCACCCCCGGCGTACACCGCGTCCGCGACGCCGTCCTCGCCGTCCGCGACCGGGAGATGAACCGCCTCCGCGCCGAAGTCGGACGCCTCGGCGACTGGTGCCGCACCGTCAGCGACCACGCCACCACCACGGCGGCCGAGCGGGACCGCTACCACGACGAACTCGCCGTCAACGAGAAAGACCGCGTCGCCACCCTCCAACGCGCCACCCAGTACGCCGACCTCCTCACCCAAGCCCACCAGATCATCAGCATGCAGAAAGACCTCATCGGCGCCGAACGCCGCATCGTCGCCACCGCTCTCGAGCACCGCGACCAGGAGCACGTGAAAGCCACCACCTGCCCGGGCTGCGGCCGTGACCACCTCACCCCGCCCTCCGCGAAGCCCTCGACACATACGCCCCCATCCGCCACGAAGCCGCGACCGTCGGCCACGTCGCCGAACACCCCGTCCACCCCGACGACATCACCCGCTGGCGCGCCGCCCTCAACACCACCAACCACGCAGGAACAGTGAGCACGTGACCCCCAAGCAGACGACCGTCGACGCCCTCCTCGACGCCTACGCCGACCGCGGCACCGCCATCAACAACGCCCTGGCCATCCTCAACGCCGCCATCGAAGCCCCCATCACCGACTACGCCAAACAACGACCCCTACAAGACCTCGCCCGCGACGTACGCGCCGCCCTCACCACAACCAAATAGCCCATGCGCATCACCAAGCTCACACCCAACCAAGCCCGTACCGCCGGCCAACTCCTCCAGCGCGCCCTCGACTGGATGCGTCGCTTCCGCGAGCAATTCCGCCAGTTCGCCCTCCGACTCCTCGAAAAGGTCCGCGCGACCGCCTGCCACCTTCGCCGCCTAGAGCCCGAGCGCCCCCTGCCGCGCCGGCCCGCATGGGCCAGCCCCTACGGCCCACCACCGAAGCGGGCCTGAACGCCCGAACCGTCACCGAGTGGCATGATGCAGCCAGGACGGAGCACCGCCCGGCCGGATCACCGGACGGTCCACGCAGGCCCGCGCGACCGCCGCGCTCCCGGCTGGGGTCGAACCCCGGGCCTGCACCAACCCCAAGGAGCGTCCACCGCGTGAACGAACTCCTCCAGCGGCGCCACACCCAACTCGAGCACACCGCGCCCTACACTGGGCGCCACGGCAAGACACGTACGCCGGAGCCGGACGCGGCCAAGGTCTCTCGGGACCCGTGTAGGAAACCCAAACCGCCGGCGGCCGCGGGAATCCGAGGGCGGCACGCGACGCCCGAACCGCAAGGCCAAGGGTCACAGACTCCGCGTGACGGCAGGACGCGCACGCCCAACCGGGCACCCCCGGGTGCCAGTCGGCCAAGGCCCACGGGGCCCGCGTGAACGCCCCTCTTTCGGGAGGGGCGTTCTGGCATCCTGACCGTGCGGCATCCGGGTGCAAGACCCGGCGCTCACGCCTCGCGCTGCTTGAGAGGTGGCCCGACTGCCCGCGGGAGTCGGAGGACCCCTGTGCCGCACCCGGCCCCCTGAACATGCATACGCGTTCGCACAGGTGCACCAGCAACCCATCGGCTGAGCCAGGAGTAGCGTTTCTCCTTTGCGCGTTCCGTAATGGCTCGGCTACGGTGAGCATCGCCCAGGTGCGCAGGCAACGGTTACTTCATTTGGGATGACGAGGTCGCGGGTTCAAATCCCGCCCGGCCAACAGCGTTGGCCGGTGGCTCAGTTCGGCAGAGCGCGTACGTGCCCGTCGCCGACCTTGATCTCTGGGCAACAACTTCAGATTTCTGCACCTCCCGGTGCGCAGGCCGCGGCTACTTCATTGCATGGAACCCGCCGCAGCCGTCCTTGATCTCGGGAGGCCCAAGCATCCGGGGGCGCCCGGTGCGCAGGCAGGTGGTACTTCTCCTGCTAAGAGAGAGACCCGGGTTCGAATCCCGGCCGATGCTGCTGAAGATCCCTCGGGGTCTGAGGCTCGGTAGCTCAGCGGCCCAGAGCGCTTCGTCCCATCCGCCGACCTTGATCTCGGGCGCCCCACTGCTTGCGCTTCCCCTCCACAGCGAGGGGCTTTCCCATGGCTAGGTTCAACCAGCGCGGCACGCGGCCGACAGCCGTATCCCCGGTCACCACGACCGGCGAGACGGCCCGCACCCACGAGGGCGGCGTCGGCCATCTCCGCGATGCACGCTCCGAGCTCTACCTGCTCGCGGTGTCGAACATGGTCGGCACCGACACCTTCTACGAGGACGGCAACGGCCGCGACGACCGCTACGAGCGACTCGTGCGCCAGCTCGCTGTCGAGGACCCGGAGTGGTCCGCGGGCCTCCTCGGCTGGCTGCGTGGCGAGGGCAACATGCGCACCGCGGCGATCGTCGGCGCCGCGGAGTTTGTCAAGGCACGGCTGGACGCTGGGCCGGAGTCACTGCGGAACTACGGCACCACTGGTCTGAACCGGAAGGTCGTCGCCTCCGTCCTCCAGCGACCCGACGAGCCCGGCGAGTTGCTGGCCTACTGGACGTCGCGGTACGGGCGCCGGATTCCGAAGCCGGTGAAGCGCGGCATCGAGGACGCGCTCGGAGAGCTGTACACCGAACGCTCGCTGCTGAAGTACGACACCGACAGCAAGGGCTTCCGCTTCGGCGACGTCATCGAACTCGTCCACCCGGCCCCGTCCGCGCTCTGGCAGGGCGACCTTTTCGAGCACGCCATCGACCGCCGCCACAACCGGGATAAGCCGATCCCCGAGTCGCTGCAGCTCCTGCACACCCGCGCGGAGATCGCGAAGTGGGACGTCGAGAAGCGGCGCGCGCTCCTGGCGCGGCCGGATGCCGCGGACTTCCTGAAGCACGCCGGCATGACGTGGGAGGCACTGGCCGGCTGGCTACAGGGCCCGATGGACAAGACCGCATGGGAAGCGGCCATCCCGTCCATGGGCTACATGGCCCTCCTCAGGAACCTCCGCAACTTCGACCAGGCTGGTGTCTCGGACGAGGTCGCCGAGACCGTGGCCCGGAAGCTCGCGGACCCGGAGCAGGTCGCGCGGTCCCGTCAGCTGCCGATGCGGTTCTACTCGGCGTACCGCGCGGCCCCGTCGCTGCGGTGGGGACATGCGCTGGAGAAGGCGCTCACGCTGTCCCTGGACAACATCCCGGCGCTGCCGGGCCGGACGCTGGTTCTGGTGGACACGTCGTCGTCGATGGAGGACACGTTCTCGAAGGACGGCACGCTCATGCGGTGGGATGCCGCAGCGCTGTTCGGCATCGCGCTCGGGCAGCGGTGCGCGCAGGCGGACGTGGTGTCGTTCTCGTCGAGCCGCTACTACATGAGTGACCCGCCCGGCGCGAAGACAAAGGCGTTCCCGCTGCAGCGCGGCGAGTCCGTACTGCGCGCGGTCGGCAGGTGGAAGGACGGCGGCTGGTTCCTCGGTGGCGGCACAGACACGGCACTCGCCCTCCGCCAGGAATTCAAGGCGCATGACCGGGTCGTCATCGTCACGGACGAGCAGGCCGGCCACGACCTCACCGAAGTAGACCGGTCCATCCCGCAGACGACCCCCATGTACACCTGGAACCTCGCCGGATACGAAGCCGGACACGCCCCCTCCGGCAAAAGCCAGCGACACACCTTCGGAGGACTCACCGACGCGGCCTTCCGCACGATCCCGCTCCTCGAAGCAGGCCAGCACACATCGTGGCCCTGGACCACCCCCGTAGCCTGACCAGGATGACCGACGCTGACACAGCACGGCGCCTCGAGACGGCGATGCTACGCATCGGCGCCCGCATGCAACGCTCCCTCAAGCGGACGCTCACGATCCCGCCGGAGCCGTCGCCTCTGCCCTCGCCAGACGACCCGCTGCACGACCTGCTCCGAGCACAGCACCGCCTCATCGCACACCTACGTGGCCGGAGCTGCAGGTATGGCACTTGCGGCTGATCACCGCCCGACGCTGAACCTGAAGACCGGGCCGACCGGATGACAACCAGCACCAGAGTGAGAGCCACACCCCTCCGACCCTGGAAACCGATTCACGCGAGGCTCCCTTGAACCGCCTCCGCTCAGCGCCCCTCATCGGCACACTGGCCCGTACACGAACTCGCCGCCCCAGAAAGCCCTGAGAGGACCACCATGGCCGTGAAGAAGGTCGAACACTCCGCCCCGAAGAAACAAGCCATGACCCTCGACGACCTCGACGCCTTCGTACAAGACGCCCGCCGCTCCGGAGCCACCGGCACCGAGCACCTCGACGCCGGCGTCACCTGGGGCGGCAAGCTGCAGAAACTCGCCGTCGAAGTCGACCCGGCCCCCACCGACCAACCGTCCCTCACCAAGGAGAGCTGACAACCGCCAAGCCCCAGGCCCTCGCTCACCGGCCCAGGCACAGCCCCCGGCCCCCGAACGCCCCTGCACACGAAGGGCGTTCGCCTTGTGCACGCAGCATGAAGGTCCTGAGCGTTTGTCAGACGAACGTGCCATGCTTCCTTCAGCTCCGCCAGGAAGGAGGTGAAGCAAGCATGTCGAAGAAGGAGAAGGCCAGCCTCATCATGGCCGTCGCCCTGATCGGAAGCGCGTACCTCGGCAGGGTCGCCAAGCAGCAGGGCGCCGCCCTCGGACTGTCCGCAGCCGTCGTCAGCATGATCGGCTACGCCGTGGCCTACACCATCGCATAACCCGCAGCACCAGGGCCCCGCCCTCCCCGTGGCCAGCAGGGAGGCCGGGGCCCCGTCATACCGCGCACCAGTCTGCACCCAAGCGCACCTCAACACACCCCGACGGCGAACGCCTCAATCTCAGCCAGCGTGTACCCCTGCGGCCGCGGCCGCGCGAGCTCCTCAAGGCACCCGCCGCCCTCACCGCCCAGGACGTACCCGTACGCCACGAGAGCAGCCTGCCGAGTCGCATAGTGGCCCGGCAACCAGCCGAACCACTCGCAGGCCAGGGTGAAGTCTCCATCAGCGTGCGGGTAGAGGCGCAGCATCCCCTTCTCACCGACGGACCGAAACCCGCCCTCCTCGCCAGAGGCGTAGAGATCCGGCCGGGCGAGACGTTCCAGGGCTTCAACGGTCAGGGCAGAGCCCGCAGAGGCCGCCTCGAGGACGCCACCGCGCCCGCCGAGGCGAATACCGTGCGCAACGTGCTCGGCGTCGAGACTCTCGTACAAGGACATGCGGGCCACGCTACGGCTCCCATACACCGCGGCCACTAGACTCCCCACAGGCGCTCAACGCCGCAGCACTCCCACCCCCCACACAGGGGCGGCCAGGGAAGGGATACCGGACCAGCCCCACGGGGCCACCCGGCAAGGCTGCCGCACCACGGCCTGAACGCGGACCCTGCCACCCCACCCACAAAAACTCGGACAACGACACCAGCAACACCGGGAAGGTGCACGCCCCGAGTCAACCGAAGGCCCCGCCACGGCGGGGCCTTCGGCGTACCCCCAGCCCCCACACCCACAACCCCATAGACCGGCCGCGCCACGCCCGAACCCATCACCCGTAGGAAGACACTGCCGCCGCGCCACAGAGCCCGCTTCGGTGAGCTACTCCTGGCCCCCCGTGGCGGGGGCCTCGCCGAATATCGTCGCGAGGGTGCGCAGCGTGTCCCGGTGGAGAGGGTCTTCCAGCACGGCTCGGCGTCGTTTCACCGCGTCAGCGAACAAGCCCGTCTTCTCGAGGAAGTCGGCCGCGGCCTTGTCGCCGGCGATGGACGCCTCCTCGTAGCGGGCCCCCTGCTTGCGTAGAGCGTCGGAGACGCGGCGGCCTACCTGGCCCGACTCGGCAATGAGCCGCTGTCGCAGGGACGCCAGCTCGTCGCGTCGCAGGGTGCCCTCGGTGACAGGTTGCACGTAGCCGGGGCCCATCGCGTTGTGCAGCGGCCTCTCGGCCGCGATCGCTCTCATCTCGGCCGCGTAGGCCGCATTCCGGTGGTTGAACCACTCCTCGGCGCGGCGCGCGACCTGCGGCCACCACGGCGTCCTTCGATGGCTCTTACACCGCTCTTCCGGGTCGTACGCCGAGCCGACGTACAGCAGCGTGCCGCCGGCGTCGTACAGCCGGTACACGGCTGCAGGCCTACGCGCCTTCGCTGCCTGGGGACTCGCTGACGTCACCGTCGCCCTTTCCGCTCGTCGCCTTCTTCGGGCGGCGCCCCCACGGGCCGGAGTGGCCGCTGACGATGTCCTGCACGGTGCCGACCGACACGCCCAGCTCCTTCGCGATCGCCCGGAACGTCATCGTTTCGCGCATCTGAAGCACCAGCTGCCGGCGCTCATCACGCAGTGAGGACTCGTTGTCGCGCTGCTCGCGCAGGAGTTCTGTGATCGCCCGCGCTCTCTTTTGCGGGTCCTCGATCGCGCGTAGGCCGTTCACGGCATCGACCACCTTCTGGACCTCCTCCAACATGCACGGCCCCTTTCTGTTGCGCGGGCCGCTGGCGCCCAATGTACGGCATGCCGTACATTGACGCTCGGCACCCGTTGTACGGCATGCCGTACAACGGGTGCTGGGGCAGCACCGCTGTCTCTTTGCAAGAAGCCCCCGACCCGGCGCGGACACGCCGTATGGGCCGGGGGCACCCGCCCTCACTGCGACGAAAGGGCAGGCAATGCCCGACACTACCCATCCCGCGTCCGCCGACGGAGACCGGCCGCCGCAGACGCCCTCCCTCTTCCTCGACGTCGTCTATCCGCTCGTGATCAGCACGGCGACTGCCGAACACGCCCTGGAGGTATCCAGTGCCGCGCAGGACGGTGACCGTCCGGCGGCCATCGAGGCGTTCGGTCTCGTCAGGCAGGCTGTCGCGCAGCTCTGCGACTCGCGCATGGCCGAGCAGTGGCCCCAGACGGCGGCGGACACCGCCGCCCGCCAGGCGCTCGAGCGGTACGCCATGGTGCGCCTGGGCGAGTCGAGTTCCGTCCTGGTGGCGGAGGCGCTTGCTGCGCTGCAGGGCGCTTTGCGTGAGCTGTTGGCCGTCACCGTCGAGGGGCCTGAGCCCGGGCCGGCGGTGACTGCATGAGCGAGCAGACCGGCATCCTCGCCCGGTACGCCGCTGCCAGCCGTCGGTGCCGTGCCATCGCTGACCGGATCGGCGTGCACCGCTGTGACGGCGATCCGCAGTGGCTGCGGGCCGAGCGTGCTGCGAACGCCGCGTACGCCGCGGCCCGGGCCGCGGGGCACAGTGCTCCGGTGGTGCTGAGGGCGGGGCGATCGGCGTGAGCGAGCAGCAGAGTCGCGACGACCTGAAGCCGAAGCCCAACTCGATCATGGCCGAGCCCGCGACCGTCGCGGCGTGCGCGGGTGACCTGCGCACGCCGCGGCAGCGGGCCCGTGCCGCCGGTGAAGCAGTGGCGCGCCGGGGCTCCATCGTTCCTGGGCGGAGCTGCTGATGGGCCTGCTGTCGAAGCTCCTCGGTAACGACCACCAGCGGGCGGCCGCGAAGTACGCCGGGCGGGAGTCGGCCAGCCAGACGGCCGCCCGCCGGCGCCGTGAGGGCCACAAGCGCAGCGCGACCCAGGCCGCTCGTGAGGGACAGGCGTGGGAGGACGCCCAGCGCCTGCGTGACGGCGGCATCAACCGCTTCGGCCGGGACGACTAGCCCACCACATGCCGGCTGGCCCCGCGCTGCCTCCCCCTCCCATGCGGTGCGGGGCCGGCCTCTCGACTCCTTCGACGACCCCCCTGAAAGGGGACCACCCACGTGAAGATCGTTGTGATGGGGCAGGGCTACGTCGGCCTGCCCCTGGCCATGGCCGCCATCGACGCCGGCCACCACGTCTATGGCTACGAACTCGACGAGCAGCGCCTGCAGAAGCTGAACCTCGGCGCCTCCTATGTCGAGGACGTCCCCGACAAGACCCTGGGCGCCGCGCTGGCCACCGGCCGGTACGTGCCCACGCGGACGCCCGGCATGCTCGTCGACTTCGACGTCGCCGTGATCACCGTGCCCACTCCGCTGAAGGACCGCCAGCCCGACCTCAGTTACGTGGTCTGCGCGACGGAGATCCTCGCTCCGTTCGTCAAGCCGGGGGCGACGGTCATCCTGGAGTCCACCACGCACCCTGGCACCACCCGGACTGTGGTGGTGCCGGTCCTGGAGAAGCTGACCGGCTGGAAGGCCGGGGAGGCCTTCCACGTCGGCTTCAGCCCGGAACGCATCGACCCCGGCAACGAGCAGTGGACGTTCACCAACACCCCGAAGATCGTGGCCGGGCTGACACCGGCCTGCCGCGACCGGGTGCGCGAGTTTTACGCCGGGATCACCCAGCGCCTGGTCCTCGCCGACAGCGTGGAAGAGGCGGAGCTGGCGAAGGTGTTCGAGAACACCCAGCGCCAGGTCAACATCGCCCTCGTCAACGAACTGGGCCGTCACGCGCACACGCTGGGCGTCGACGTCCACAACGTCATCGAGCTGTGCGCGACCAAGCCGTTCGGGTTCACCCGGTACACGCCCGGCCCGGGCGTGGGCGGTCACTGCATCCCCTGCGACCCCGTCTACCTCAGCGAGCACCTGCGGCGGGAGTACGGCACCCGGTTCCGGCTGGTGGAGCTGGCGCAGGAGATCAACGACGGGCAGCCCGCCTACGTGGCCCGCCGGCTGCAGGACGCCCTCAACCGGCAGGGCAAGGCGCTCACGTCGTCCCGGATCCTCGCGCTCGGCCAGGCGTACAAGCCGGGGACAGCCGACACACGGGAGTCGCCGGCCGTGGAGGTCGTCGAGCTCCTCATCGAGCTCGGCGCCGACGTGGAAATCGTCGACCCCTACCTGCCCCAGCTGACGGCCGCCGACCACCACCAGGTCCCCGAAGGCCTCGACACCTTTGACGCCGTCGTGCTGCTGACCCCGCACGACGAGTTCGACCTCCAGCACATCGCCGACCGTGCGCGGTTCGTGCTGGACACGCGGGGCGTCATGCCCGTCGCCCCGCACATCGAGCGGCTCTAACGCCGCACCCTCACACGGCCCACCAGGGCTGTAGGAACAGAAAGGACGTCATGTACGACGAAGGAGCGCTGGCCAAGACCGGCGTGGGAGCACTGACCATCGCGGGCGTCGGTTTCACCCTCGACTGGCTGCTCGGCCTGGCGATCGCGCTGATCCTGATCGGCGCGCTCACCTACCGGGTCGTCACGCGGAACCGTGCCGATGGCTAACAGGCACCGCAGGAAGTCCAGAGGGAACAGATCCCCCTGGCAGGTGCTCGTGTGTGTGGCCGCCGTCGCGGCGGCCACCGCATGGTCGCTGCTCTACCACTTCATGTGGAGCAAGCAGCCCTTCGGCATCTCGATGATCTTCTACTGCGCGATCACCGGAATGCTGATCTTCTCCCTCGGCGCCGCCGTAAGGGGACGGACCTTCGCTCACCTCCCGGCCGACGAGTCCCGGGTCCTCGCCATCGTCCCCGCCTACAACGAACCACCCGAGGCGCTCTACGCGACCGTCCGCGCGCTCATCGACCAGGTGCGGCCGCCGCAGGCCATCCACGTCGTCGACGACGGCTCACGGACCCCCGTGGTGCCCTTCCACCACCCGCTGGTGACGTGGCACCGGCAGGACAACGCCGGCAAGCGTGAGGCGCAGGCCCACGTGCTGCGCCTGGTCCCCGAGGACTCGTACGACATGATCCTCACCGTCGACTCGGACTCCGTGCTGCACAAGACGGCGCTGTGGCACTGCATGAAGGCCATGTCGGATCCACTGGTCCAGGCGTGCACCGGACTCACGCTGGTCAGGAACCGGCTCGACAACTGGCTGACCCGGGTCATCGACGTCGAGATCGTCACCTGGTGCCTGGTCACACGCATGGCCCGCTCGGCCCTCGGCGCGGTCGCGCCCACGTCCGGGATCCTCGCCGTCTACCGCAAGGACGTCGTCCTCGACAACCTCGACGACTACGTCACCTCCGGCACCGCCGGCGACGACCGCCGGCTGACCCACTACGCCCTCCAGCGCGGCCAGGTCGTCGCCGTGAACGAGGCCCTCGTCTACAGCGCGATGCCCACCGAGCTCAGCGAGTTGTGGACGCAGCGCGTGCGCTGGTTCAAGTCGTACTGGAAGTACGTCGGCTGGGAGCTCACCTACTTCGACGGGGCGCCGCTGTTCTTCCGCCTCTACGGGATGGTCCTCACCGGTGTCGCCCCGGTCCTGTACGCCTGGGTGTTCTTCGCGCTGCCGTACCACCAGGGCGAGTACTTCGTGTTCCTCCAGGGCTTCGGCTACTGGGTGATCATGACCTACGCGCAGACCGGCATGTACGCCGCGCTGCGGCCCGAGTTGAAAGCGCGGGAGAAGTTCTGGGCGTGGCTGCTGCTCACACCCTTCGTGTCGCTGCTCAACCTGCTGCTGATCAAGCCCGCCATGTACTGGGCGCTGACGCAGGCGCGCACCACTCACTGGGGAACCCGCACGGCCCCTGACGCTGCCGAGTCCGAGAACGTCGGCTGGCCCCAGACGGCAGCCCTGCCGGTGTTCAACGACACCATGCCGCTGCCCGTGGCCAAGATGCTCGACCCCGACTCCGAAACCACCCTCCAGATCGCCGCCGTACGCCGCTGACCGCCGGCACACGCCAGCGGCCCCCTGTCATCACGGAGAAGTCCATGTTCGACCACGAGGACGAGCGCGAGAGCCAGTTCCGCTTCGCCCGCCACGCCACCATCACCGTCGCCGTGGTGTTCGCGCTCGCGGCCTGCGGCGCGGGCGCCCGGCCGGTCCACGGCCGCATCACCGGCAAGGACCACCACGCCGCGCACGCCACCTGGACGATCAAGCCGCGCTACCGGCGCACCTGCACCACCAGCACCTACACGTCCGGCAAGAAGACCCGCACCCGCCGCACATGCCGCACCACCCAGGCCGGCACCAAGCGCGTCGCGCACCGCACCGCCGAGTGCTGGGAACTCCACCTCTCCGACGGCCGCCACGTGTGCGTCTCGAGCGGCCGCTGGCATGCCGTCCACGTCGGCGACCGGCTCTGAACCCTCCCGGAGACCACCACTCATGAGCCACACACCTGACAGCGAACTCACCGCGTTCCAGAAGGAACTGCGCCAGATGATGGGCCACATGATCCGAGGCGGCGTCCTCAACGACGTCGCCGACCGGGTCGAAGCCCTCCCGCAGGACTACGAGCTCGACCCGGGCCGCGGCGACACCGCCCAGCTCCTGCGCCAGTGGGCACAGGAGAAGACCTCCACGCCGCTCACGGTCCGCGTCCACTGGGCCGGCACCGTGCAATACCCGGACGGCAGTGCACTCACCCACCGGGTCGTCATCGACGGCGAAACCCCGAACGGGATCGCCGCCGAGCTCGTCGTCGAGGGCGGCGATCGGATCAAGCTCGCCAGCCTCCTCGACATGGAGGCCCGCGACCCCTACGTGCCGTGCCCGAACAACGGATGCGGCACCAGCGACGACTGCGACCCCTCCGACCCGGCCCTCTTCGCCTGGACACACGTCCAGGTCGCCGGAGCCGGTGACGAGCCCCGCTGGTACTGCTCGCCCCACTGCGTGTCCAACGCGCTCGCCCGCGCCGGCGACGAACTGGCCGCCATCGACGCCCGCAACGACCTGGACGGTGGCCTGTGAACCGCGAGGCGCAGGCGAGCGTGGACCGGACTACTGACTGGACTCCCGGCGAGCGCCTGCACACCATCGTCGCCCAGGAACTCAACGACACCCCGGCCGCCGACCTGATCAAAGCCGCTACCGACGACGTCTTGCGCACGTGGGCGGCCAAGATCCGCACGGTCGGTGAGGCCAAGGGCTGGTCCACGTGGGCCGCCACCTACATGGACCCCGACACGGAGTTCACCGACGTCGGCTCACCGCCGCTCGAGGAGATCGAGCGCGCCCTGGGGACGGCCGGGGAGAAGGACACCAGCGGCGGCCTCCAGCCGGCCGAGGGCGAGTCCACTCCCGCCCCCGAACTCCTCAAGTACGCCAGCTCCTTCGAGATCCCGCGGGCAGAAGCACGCAAGCTGCCGCTGCTCGTGCAGCGCATCCACGGCCAGGACGACGCCTGGGTGATCCTGAACCGGGTCGGGCACTGCTGGGCCTCCGACAACGGCGGCGGCTGGGTCGCCTACTTCGGGGGCCTGGCCTGGCTGGAGCAGCGGCCGTCCGTGCAGTTCTCCCTCGCGCACGCCTTCACGCTGGCGGAGCGGATCGCGGCCACCGACATCCGCGGGAAGTGCCGGCGCAACGTCGTCTTCGGCGAGTTCGGTGACCACTTCTTCAAGAAGGGCGCCCTCGCCGAAAACCCGCAGGCCTGCATCTACTGCGGCCACACGAAGCCGGAGGACACCGCTGGCCCGGAGCAGGGTGGTGGCCGGTGAAGAGCCCCCTCGACACCTACCTCGGCTGGGAGCAGCCCACTCACCACAAGGGCTGCAAGCGCCCCGCCTGGGACATCGCCATCCGCACCGAAGACGACGTCGCCCGAGCCGGCGGCCACATGGGCCAACTCGTCAAGCACGACTGCTGCGACGAGTTCTGCTCCCACCGCAGCACCTTCACCCAGACCGTCGTCCGCCTCGTCTGCCACAGCTGCGGCACCGCACACGTGGTCTCAGGAGAGAAGACCGAGGACACCGGCATCTCCTACACGAGCACCACGATGCTCGGGTACGGGCTGCCGCCCCGCCGGGCCGCCGGCCTCCTCCTGTGGCCTGCCGAGCCACTGTTCAGCATGGGACGGGCACTGGACGCGGAGCCGCACGACTTCGTCGTCACCCGCCCCCAGGCCGAGACCGTCACGGCGGACACGGTGGTTGGCCAGATCACCCAGAGCCGCGGCAAGCACAACGGCGTCGTCTGGACGGCCCTCGCCGTCCCCGACCCCGAGGGCGCCTACGGCTTCGGCCAGCTCATCCGGTGGGCCCACGCCAACGACGGCCGCGGCCGCGGCGGCAGCCCGCTGCGCACCGTCACCGCGGCCGCCCGCTGGATCGGCGACCGCATGGCCGACACCACACACGCCAGCCGCGGAGCCGACCAGTGACCGCCCACCCGCTCCTCGCGTGGGCCGCCGGCCATCCATGGCCGGCGGCCGCCGCGGCCGCACTCGTCCTGGCCGCGCTCGCCGCCTGCCTGCGGGCGCTCGCCAGCAGCACCAAGCCGGCGGTCTTCGCCGCCGGAACCGGCGCTCTCGTCTGCACCGCATACAGCGGCGACACCAGCTGGCGGTTCGCCGCCCACCGGCTCGGCATGCACGCCCTCGACGAACGCGCCGCGATGTTCGCCGCCGGCGAGGTCGCCCTCCTCGCCTGCGCCGTCATGGCCCGCGCCAACAAGCGCGCCACCGCCACCGACACGGCCGCCGGCACCCCCGGCGTGCCCGGGGTCCTGGTCTGGTGCATCACCAGCGTCCAGATCATCCCCGCCTTCTCCGAGTCCGGGTTCTGGGGCGGCATCGTCCGCGCCGCGATCGGCCCCGTCATGGCCGGCCTGCTCTGGCACCTCGCCATGGGTCTCGAGATCCGCATCACCCGCCCCGACGCCCTCTCCACCGGGCTCCCAGCCCAGATCGGCCACGAGCTCCGCGAGCGCCTCCTCTCCCTCCTCGGGCTCGCCGAGCGGGGGCGTGACGCCGCGCAGATGACCCGGGACCGGGCCACCGCACGCGTCGTACGGCTCGCTTCCAGGGAGCACCTGGGCTGGTGGGGCAGGGCCGCGCTGAAGGCCGCCGTGGCCCGGTCGGGCGCAGCCGTCGACGACGCCCAGAAGGAGAAGCTGCTGGCGCTGCTGGCCGGGCGCCGCAGCGCTATTCAGCTCCGGAACATCCCGCTCGACTCGCCCTGGGCACCGCAGCCCGCACCCGCACCTGAGCCGCACTTGACCACGCCCCTCGGCGTCACCGGTGCCCAGCTACGCGCCATGGATCCCCTCGACGCCATCCACGTCGTGGCACGAACGCGACCGGACGCGACCGTGCAAGAACTCGCCTCCTTGCTGTGCGCATACGGCGTCGTCGTTTCCCCGACCCGAGTCGGCATAGCGCTGCGTGCCATGCGGTCACCTCACAGCGAGAACGCGTCGGGTAGCGAGGCGCCGCGCGAGGAACTGCATCTCGATCTCGCCCCGATGGGCTCGCTCCACCCGGATGTCACGCCGCCCGGTGCAACGGTTCACGGCACCGTCCCCGTGCTCCTGACTGTCGCAGACGTCGCACGCATCAAAGGCGTTGCAGAGACGACCGTGAGGTCTTGGGTCAGCCGAAAGAAGCTCGAGCCGGTGCGCCGAGACAGCGACGGCCGGCTGCAGTTCGACCCCGCCTCCGTGAAGGCACTCAACAAGGGAGCACTGCAGTGACCCCTCAGCCCGCATCGGCCTGCATCGGTGACGACGAAGGGCGCCGTTGCCACCGCGAGGCAGTGATGTCGCGGCCCGTCGCGCTATGCCACGTGCACCGGCTCGAGGTCGCGGCCGCGGTCGTCCCGGAGATCCTCCGGGAGCAGCTCGCCGCGGCGTTGCAGGGCGGTGCGACGGCGCCCGCTGTCCGCCACGACCTGATCGCCTCCGCTGCTTCCGCAGACATCAGCGTCCTGCTGAAGGGAGTGCACGACAGCGCGGTCTACTTCGTCGCGAACGGCGGCCGCGTGAAGATCGGGTACACCACGAACCTGCGGAGCCGCCTCGGATCCCTCGCCCTGCGCGGTGACAGCGTGCTCCTGGCGTTGCACGGTGGCCCGGAGCTGGAGCGGGCGCTGCACGCGCGGTTCGCCCAGTACCGCGACGGCACTACGGAATGGTTCGAGCTTGCTCCCGCTGTCTTCCGGTTCATCGCCGCGCCGCACCCGAGCCGCAACGCCGTCGCACCCAAGGCCGAGCACGCAACGCCCGGGCCGCAGCGTGCACCGCGAGGTGCCACGGATCTCCTCGCCCGCGCAAGGGAGCTGCAACAGCGGGCGTTGCAGCAGACCGGCAACCCGGTGTCGGTGCGACGCCTCAAGCGGGAGCTGTGCGTTGGCCAGCCCAAGGCCGAACGGCTGCGCGCGCTCCTCGACGCCGAACACGAGCGGGCCGTGACCGCCGGCAGGCAGGAGGCCACCTCGTGATCTACGCCGACCTCGCCGTATACCCGGGCGCCCGGGCCGTGCTGGCCCGGGCGCGGAGCGCCGAGACGGACAGCGCCGCCGTGTTCTGCCTTGATCGGGGGCAGTCGTGAGTGAACCGGCTGAGCGGCCCAGGGACTGGCTGGACGACATCCTCGAGGACGACAAGCGCGCCCAACCGCCGCAGGCCGAGCCGGAGATAGCCGACGGCCCCAGCGACGCCGTCGACGAAGACGCGGAAGACGCTCCTCTGGCCGACGACCCGCGGCACCACCTGATGCGGATCCTCCTGGGCCGCAGCCCCCACAAGGCCAAGGCGGCTGATGAGGATCCGCCCGGATGCGTGCACGAGCACACCGTGCCCGTGCACGCCCAGCCCTACGGCGAGCTCGTCGCGATGCTCTGCCTGGACTGCGACGAGCAGCTGCCCGTCCCCGAACCGGTCGACGATTCGGGGGCCGGAAAGACGCAGGCCCCGGCGTCGCCCGGGCTACGCAAGGGGCCGGCGCGTGGCCCGCTGCCGGTGTCGAAGCGGCCCCGGTGGCGCAGTCCTGCGGCGATCGGGCGCAGCTATGTCCGTCCCATCGTGTTCACCCTCTCCGCCGGCTTGTTCGGCTACAGCATCGGCCTTGTCGACGTCTTCGCCGGCTTCCTGCCGGCCGCCGACCACGGCGCCCCGGCGGCAGTGGGCGCGTCCCTGTCGCTCGTCGGGGGCTACACCGCCTGGCGGGTCCTGGGCTGGCCCGGGGTCGCGGGCATCATCCCGGCCGGGATCGTGGGGCGCGCCATCGCCGCGGTGACCGTCGCGTCCGTCGCCCCGGGACTGGCCCCCGACGTGGTGCAGATCCTCGACCAGTACGGCGCTTACGTGGGCCTGAACGCTGCGGCCGTGTCGCTGCTGGCCGCCTCAGCAGCCCTGGTCGGGGGCCTGTACTGGCTGGTCGACCGCCGCTTCAAGGCCATGCCGCTCGCCGTGCGCTGGCTGGTGCGGATCCCGCTCGCTTCCGCTGCTCTCGCCGTTGCCCTGTACGCCCCCGGACCGCGCTGAAAGGCCCCACGCTGATGACCACCCTCGCCGCCGGCGGCCTCGCCAAGGGAACGTGGCTCGGAACGTTCTCCCTGTCCGGCATCGCAGCCGTCATGATGATCGCCCTGTTCTTCGGCGTCCGTGGCTCCGACAGAGTCAAGATCAACACCAAGGAGCGGATCACGGTCTGGGGCGTCCTGACCGGCTCCATCTGCGTGGCTGCCGGCGGGAACTGGGTCGACCTCATCACCGGCATCGGGAGCATCCCGAAGCAGGTCGTCGACCAGTCCGGGCTGCCTGCCTTCGGGCCCTCAGCCATCGGCGCCTGCCTCGTCCTCATCTCGATCGCCCACAGCTACAAGCGCAAGTGGATCCACGCCGTCCTCGCGCTCGCGGCCTCGAAGTACCTGATCGAAGGGGGCGGTGTTGGGGCGGTCGTCCTCAACGCGGCCCGCGTGACGATCGGCCACTGGGGAGTCTGATGCGCACCGCTCTGCTCATCATCCGCACCGTGCTGGCCGCGGTGAGGGACGTGGTGTACGGGAGCGTCCTGCTCACCCGGCGCATCACGGGCGAAGGCCGCCGCGTGTACAGCAAGCTCCCCGTGCCCACGGTGCCTGGTGCCCCTGCCACCCCCGAGACGTCCGGCGCCGAGCCGGGTACGGCCGTACCGGGCAGCGCCGCGACGGCTCCCGCTGCCGGGGAGCCGGACGGCCAGCCGGCGGCTGAGACCAGCCAGACACCGGCGGCGAACGCCGCGCACACGAGGCATGACGAAGGCGGCCGGGCGCGTCGCAAGCGCGGGCCGTGGACGCTGGATCACGTGGCCGCGGCCGTGTTCTTCGGCTGGGCCGCATGGTGTTTCGGCCGCCGCCCGGTCGCGGCCGGCTGGCTCTTCGTGGCCCCTGACCTGGCCGCTCTCGCGCCCTGGGCCGCAGGCTGCTGGGTTGTTGCCGCGTGGCTTACGGCCCAGCACGACAAGCGCCACCAGGAACCCGATCACGAGGAGCCGGCCTGCGACGGCGAGGGAGCGCCGGATGCGGCCAGGGCGCGGTGGGCTGACCTCTGGCTGTGGCACCTGGTGTGCACGCGGGTCCAGGCCGCGGTCGCCGAGGGCCGGCGGGGCGTCCATCTGAAGACGCTCCTCGAGGAGCCCGGCATCCCCGAGACGTGGACGGTGAGCACGCTTCGCGAGCACTGTGAGCGCCTGGAGATCCCCGTGAAGCCGATGCAGATCCGGGGAAGCGGTACCGGCCCCACGCACGGGGTCCACGTCGACGAACTCACCGCCGTGCTCGGGATGCCCCTCCAAGGGGCCGTCACGGCCCTCCAGGCGCTCCTCGCCCAGGAAGGCCCGGACACGTCCGGGGAGGCCGTGGGAGAGGCGTCCACAGAGCGCGCGTTGGAGGCCCCGGGCGGCCCCGCGGAGGAGGGGCCCGCAGACCGCGACTCCCGGCCCGGGAAGAGGTGGACTTTCCAGGAGCTCCTGGGGGCGTATTTCGCCGGCGCTGCCGACCCCACCAGCACCCCCCGCCCCACCCCTCCTCCGAGCCCCTCTCCGGCCCCTCCTGGAAGGGGGTAGACGCCCAGGTCACACGCCATCTACCGCCCACATCTACCAGCCGTCTACCGTGGCTCATCTACCACCCTGCTGCCGCACGATCCTGAAAGAGCAGGCCCCGCGATGCCGCACCTGTACAGCTGCCCCGTCTGCCGGATCGAGTCGCGCCCGTACGCACTCGAGGACGCGGCGCAGCGCCGGGGACAGCGGCATCGGGACGAATGCCACGGTGGCGACCACCCGCACGGCGAAAGCATCCAGGAAGTCCCTTACCAGCTGCCGGACACCACGCAGCTGCGGATCCTCGCCGTGATCGTCGCAGTCGTCTTCCTCGCCTTGCTCATCAAGGCGTTCTGACTCTGAGGAACCACCGTGGAAGCACCACCCACCGAGCAGTCCATCGACAAGATCAGCGCCGTGTACAGCGGCTACCGCGCCCTGTACGCGCCGAGTGTCATCGCCGACGCCGCGCGCCTCCTCGACGCCCTGTACGAGACCGCCGCCGAGCACGGCCACCCCCGGCAAGACCCCCTCGGCCGGCTCAGCGGTCTCATCACCGCGGCCGCCGAAGCCACCGCCGGCAAGTACGGGCGCCCCGCCGCCGAGCGCACCCCGACCGAGATCGTCGCCCTCCAGGCCGAGCTCGGGCTCGCTTTCCTCGACGAGGGCCTCACGCCGGCCGTCAGCCAGGTCCACATGGGCGTCGCCGCCGAACCCCTCGCCGACGGCCCGAGCTGGGGGCCGCACGGGCGCGCCGGGCTCGCTGTGGCCCTGTACGCAGACAGCGGCTGGGAACTCATGGTCAACCAGCCCCGCACCCGCGTCTTCACCCTCCACGCCCCCGCGACACCGGACGGGGCGCGGGAAGTCGCGGCGATCGTCCACGGCATCCTCGCCGGCGACGTCGAAGACCCCTTCCGCAAGAGGGCCTGGCGGTAGCCGTGGGCACCGACTGGAAGACACTCGACGACCAGGTCGCCGCCCTGCTCGAGACCGGCGCCACCTACCGGACCATCACACGGCAGCTGAACGTCGGCCACCACAGGATCCGGCGCGTCCGCGCCGAGCGGAACATTCTGCTGCCGCCCGACCGGGGCAAGCGCAGCGCGCAGGAACTCAGCGACATGGACGCCCGGGCCGTCGCCATGCTCCAGGCCGGCGCCACCTACTGGCAGGTACGAGAAGCCACCCGTCTCGGTCTCAACCGCATCTCCGGCCTGCGCAAGCACCACCGCATCCCGGTACCCGACCGGGACCGGAACGCTAGCCAGCGCCGCACCATCGAGGAGACCTTCGACCTCTACACGCGTCCCACGCCGGACGGCCACCTGCTGTGGGCCGGACCGCGCAGCGGCCGCGGCGTCGACCTCCTGGCCGAGGGCCGGAAGTACAACGCCCGCGCCATCGCCTTCGAAAAGCACCACGGCCGGCCGCCGCAGGGCCGTATCTGGCGCATGCGCACCTGCCGTGAGCCGGACTGCATCGCCGGCGCCCACCACACCGACCAGCTGATCCGGCACGGCATCGAAGCTGCCGCGAACGGGCGCCGCGCCGGCGGCACAGACGCCCGGCGCACCGCACTCACCTGAACCGCCCCCTGTCACTTCCATCGCCTCAGGCGCTGGCCGCCGCGCCGCGCCGCGCCGCCGAACCCCCTGGAGCATCCCTGTGAGCACCACGCGCACCAGCCGCCCACTGGCCGCCGACGGGCAGGCCGAAGTCCGCATCATGTCCGCCGACCCCGACGCCGCCCAGACGGTCTGGAACAAGACCATGGCCGCGCTCGGCCACCACGGCAGCCCACGCCGCCGTTCCACCCGCGACGGGGACGGCGTACGCCTCTACGCCGTCGTCGACGCCCCAGAGCGGCCGCTGCCCGGCCAGGAGGACACCTCCGACGCATCCACCGGCCACCTGATGGCCGGGGACCGGATCACCGTCGACGAGCTCGCCGTGCACTGCTCGGCCGCCGCCGTGTGGCTGGACCAGCTCGCCCGCGCCGCCGAGACCCCCGACACCCCCGTCGAACTCGCCGACGACATCGAGGCCATGCGCCGCGAAGCCGGCCACCTCCGCGACCGCGCCACGCGCCTGCACCAGGTGGCGCGCATCATCGACGGCGACCTTCCCCTCGCCCCGAGCTTCGGCCGCGGCGGCGACACGTGGGGGGCCGCAGCCCTGGACACCGACCGGGAAGACTTCGGCGGCCCGGCCATCATCCCCACCGCCAACCAGCTCCTCCACCTCGCCGGGAACGCCCCCTACGCCGAGCGCACCCTCACCTACCCGGAGGGCATGACCGGTGTGCCCGGCTCACTGCTGAAGTCCTGGGAGTCCAAGACCGCCCAGCAGCGCCGCGCGGGTGAGCGTGCCGAGGCGATCCGGCAGGAGGTCCTGCGGATCGAGTGCGAACGCTGCGGAGCCGGGAGCGGTGAGCCGTGCCGTACGAAGAACGGGCGCGCCGCGGAGCAGGCCCACACCCCGCGGCAGCGCGAGGCGGAAGCGAACGTCGACGCGCGTATCGGGTGGGTCGGGGAGAACCCGGTTGCGGTCCGCGGTGTCTGACGTACAGGACGATCGGGCCGGAGCGTGGTGCTGGCCCGCTGAGGAGAGGAAGCGTCAGATGGAGCGTGTGAACGTACGGGTCCTGCTGCTGTTCGGTGACCAGGCCGAGATCGTTGCCGACGTTGCGCCGGAGGAGCGGGCGGAGCCGGCGCGGTACCCGGCTCTCGAAATCGCCGAGGCGGTCGGTGTGCCCGTGGGTGAGCTCGCGGGCCTCCGGCTCACGGCCGCCGTTGGGAGCGACGACCGGCTCTCCGACTGGCGGCGCGCCTGATCGCTGCGGGCATGGCCCCGGTCCTGTCGGGCCGGGGCCTTTCCTCACCCCAGAGTGTTGTAAATATAGAAGTGAGTGCTGTAAAATTAGATACGTCAGGGCGGGGGTGAGAGCCCGCACCTGACGGCCAGTTGAAAACTCCAGAGAGGAAAGCCAATGGCTGACCGTGACGACGAGGTCATGAGGGCGCTCGCCCACTCGATCTCCGTGACGTACTCGCTCCTGGTCGAGGTGTGCCAGGCACTCCCGGTGCCCGTCACCATCCCGACCGACCGGCACATCCCCGCGACCGACGCGGTCCCCGCAATCCGGCGGGTGGCCAAGCTGGCCCAGGATCAGCCGATGGGCGAGACCCAGATGGTGCAGCTGTACACCGGCTGCATCCACATCCTGGCGGCCATCGACCTCTACGCGCTCTGCGCCGCGAGGTACGAGGAGACCAGGGCTGAAGGGGTCGCCGTCAACCTGCTCCGCAGTGACAGTGAACTGGAACCCCTCCTGCTCTGGCTCCTGGCCAACGCTGGCTGATCCACCCCACGCCCCCCGGCGCCCAGCCGGGGGGCGCTCTCATTTCCACCCCCGAAAGGTGTTGCAAAAGTAGAAGTGAATGCTGTAAAGTTAGACACGTCAGGGCGGGGGGTGAGAGCCCCGGACCTGACAGCCAGTTGAAAATTCCAGAGAGGAGAAGCCATGGCAGACCATGGCGACAAGGAGCGGTTCACCCTGCTAGGGGAGACCGTCATGGGGATGCTGGAGTACCTGCGGGAACTCCTCCTCAACCTTCCCGTCCCGGTCGACATCCCCGACTTCCTCGGGGAAGACGGGCCCAACCACGACGCGGTCATGGCGCTCGACAGGGCGCGCGACCTCATCGATGACGAGCCCGTCTCCGAGGACCGCAAGACCGCCTACGGACACCTCATCCTCGAATGGTTCACCGCCTACGAGATGCTCGTCCTACGGCGGATCGCCGGACCCGCTCCCTGGCGGCTCGACGCGGCACAGTTCGCGATCGCCCGCTTCACGATCATCGCCGAGATGATCGAGAACGGCGCAATCGACGAACACGACGAGTCATAGCCGCACCGCCCGCCCCGCGCAGCCAGCCCGGGGCGGGCACTCCTCTCGGAATTCTCAACACCCCGCCCCGCCCGCTCTCACACAGCAACAGGGGCCGACGCTGCCCCGGTCACCCGGGGGTGAGAGAGCGTCGGCCCCGCCAGTTGAAAACTCCGCAAAGGAGATCCACCACCCATGGTAGACCGACCCGGCATGATCAACCCCGAGATCGCAGAGATGTACGGGGTGAGCATCCACACCGTCACCAAGACCTGGGCTCAGCACCCCCAGTGGCCGACCTCCGTGGGTAAGCGCGGCCGGTACAAGGAGTACGACGCCCAGGCGGTCGCTACCTTCGTCCGCGACCACATCGAGCGCCAGGCCGTCGACCTCGAGCCCCGCCGCCTCTACACCGCCCCTGAGCTCGAGGCCGCCGGCATCGGCGTCACCGCCGGCACTATCCGCGCCGACCTCACGCGCGGCCGCTGGCCCGAACCGGACGACACCGCCCACGGCGTCAACCGCTGGTACGGCTCCACCGCGGCCGCCGCACTCACGAAACGCCGCAGCTACCGCAAGGCCAACCAGTAGCCCGCGAACCCGCCCGCCTCTCCCGGCAAGCACAGTCTCAGAAGTGCTTGGTCGGGCACCTTACCCACCCGCAAGATCGGGAACGCCTCGAGCAGCCCCCAGACCGGGGGCTGTGCACCGACTCGCTCGCCCACCGCGGCGCACGCGACCAGCACGAGAGGCGCCACCCATGCCCACCTGGACTCTGCACCAGGGCGACGCCCTGACGATCCTGCCCACCCTCACCGACCCGGTCGACGCCGTCATCTGCGACCCCCCGTACAACTCCGGCGGCCGCACCATGAACGAGCGCACCAGCCGCACCGCCCGCCAGAAGTACCTCACCGAAGGCGGACGCAACCACGGCTTCGACCTCGGCGACTTCACCGGCGAAAACCGCGACCAGCGCTCCTACACCGCCTGGCTCGCCCTCATCCTCGCCCACACCTACCGCCTCACCCGCCCCGGGGGAGCGGCCCTCGTCTTCACCGACTGGCGCCAGCTCCCCGCCACCACCGACGCCCTCCAGGCCGCCGGCTACACCTGGCGCGGCATCGCCGTCTGGCACAAGCCCATCGCCCGCCCCCAGCCCGGACGCCTGCGCCAAGAATGCGAGTTCATCGTCTGGGGCAGCAACGGCGCCATGATCCCCGGCAACCAGCCCGTCTACCTGCCCGGGCACTTCACCGGCAGCCAGCCCCGCGGCCACGCCCGCGTACACCTGACGCAGAAGCCCGTCGAGGTCATGCAGCAGCTCGTACGCATCGTCCCCGAGGGCGGCACGGTGCTGGACCCGTTCGCCGGCTCCGGCACTACCGGCGCGGCCGCGCTCCTCGAGGACCGGTCGTTCGTCGGGATCGAGCAGTCCCCGGCCTACGCCCAGACCGTCCGGGACCGGCTCACCGCGATCGCCCCGCACGCCGCCGCGTAACCCCCGCGGGTGAACCAGTCCCGAAACGTTCCTGCGCCGTGGTTCCGCCTGCGAGGCTGAGGGTCCCCCCGAAAGCGGCGTCCGGCGCACCCCACCCCGCGCCGGACGCCGCAGCGCCATCCCCCGCGGCTCAGGGGAAGAAGGGCGCCCGTCTCATCCTTTGCAGGGATTGCTGCCAGGACGCCTCGAGCGCGACCTCGTCGATGACAAGGAACTGCCCCTCCGGGCACACCGGGCTGGCGCGAACGGTGATGTGGTCATAGCCGCGTTCTTCGACGAGGGCACGGACCTCGTCTACGCGGTGCGGCTCGCACAGCACGGTGCGCCTGGCATCACCCTGGATCTGCTTCCAGAACGCCAGGCGGGTGTAAATGTCGCCGAGGTCGCTCACGGTGTGGGCTCCTCGTCTAGGAGCACCGGCCTGGCGCGCGGCGTGGGGAGCCCGACCCACGCATCCGTCAGTGGCGGCAGCTGGGCGACGGCCAGCATCTGCTCGCGCCGGGAGACGTACACAGCTTCGCGGCCCGCGGGTTCACCGAACACGATCCGATTGACCACCCGCTCCCGCACTTGCACTGGCACGCCCTCGTCGGCCATGGCGCGTTCCGTCGCGTCGACGAACTGCCGGAGCCGCTCAACATCCGCGTGGACCTGCGGATCGACGTGGCAAGCGTGCGCTGCCTCCTGGTCACTCTCCAGGTAGCGGGCCACGGTGAGGTCACTGAAATCGCTCATGGTGAGGGCCTCTCGTCTGTAGGCGGGAGGGACCACTTGATGGTCGCAGCCGATCGGCATACAGGGGCGTACTGGGCGCTGCGGCGTCCGTGCACGGCCGTCGACTTGCCCTGAACTAGGCACCGGATCATCACGATCGGGTGAATGTCACCGATCTGAGGCAACCACACGCCATCTTTACAAGTCGCATCTTGCATTGAGCAACGTCTGACTCAGGGGGGACCATGAGCCATCAGCAGTACCCGCCGCAGCAACCTGGATGGGGCGGCCCCCAGCAGCCCTACGGCCAGCCGCCGTTCCAGCCCCAGCCTCCTAAAAAGACCGGCGTCGGCAAGATCCTCGGGCTCGGCTGTCTCGGCATCGTCGGCCTCGTCGTCGTGATCGGCATCATCGGCGCGATCATCGGCGGCGGCTCCAACTCGAAGGACTCTGGCAGCTCCACCGACGCCAAGCCCGCAGCCTCGCAGAAGGGCCAGCCCGCTGCCGCCGACGCGAGTGAGAGCAGCCCCAAGGCCGACACCGGGAAGAAGGCCGATACTCCCAAGACCGACAAGAAGGTCGTCACCTTCAAGGTCTGGGGCACCGCCCCCGCCGGCGCACTCGGCCCGCTGGACATCACCTACGGCTCCGACTCCGACACCCGCCAGGGCCACTTCAAGAACGGCACCTTCGAGGCCACGCTGCCCCTGAAGAAGGACGCCATGTACTACAACGTGTCGGCCCAGCTCCAGGGCTCCGGTGACATCCACTGCTCCGTCACCGTCAACGGCCACACGAAGAAGGGCCACGCAGCCGGCAGCTACAACATCTGCGACGCCCAGCTCAGCTCAGGCCTCTTCGGCGGCTGGGAGTGACGATGGCCGACCCCACGGCACCTCCCGTGCCCACCACCCCGCCACCACCCGCTGCGCCTCCAGCGGGCCCCGCGAGGCGCCTCCCCCCGCTCGTCGCCGGTCTCATCGGCGTCGTGCTCGGCGCCGGAATCGTCGGCGGCGCATGGACCATCGCGGCGAACAGCGGGCCCAGTAAGCCCGGCACGTTCACCCTGGGCGGCGGCTTCGAACTCACCGACAGCGTGGTCCCCGACGGCAACGGCGGCTGTGCGGGCGAGAGCGGCTACGACGACATACGCGATGGCACCTCTGTCACCGTGTACAACGCGGCCGGCGCCGTGGTCGCAACTGGAAGCCTCACCGATTCCAAGTACGACGAGGACACCTTCAACTGCGACTTCACCGTCTCCGTCCCCGACGTACCCAAGGGAGAGAAGTTCTACAAAGTGGAGGTCTCCCACCGCGGCACCCTGCAACTCGCCGCACAAGAGGCCGAAAACGGCGAATTCTCTGGGACCCTCGGCTGACGCACCTGGAGCCGTAGCCGCCGACGCGCAGTGCCCCCGCCCGGTATCCGGGCGGGGGCACTGCCCTTTGCTGCCGTGGTGCGGTGTGCGCGGGTCGGCCTCCGTCGATGTCCTGGGCTAAGAGCCGTAGAGCACCATGGAGACGAGCGCGACGAGCAGCCCGCCGATAGTGATGATCGTCCCGACCGTCAGCCACGCCACCGTCGCGTTCTTCGCCCACCGGTGCCACATCGCCCGCCGCTCGCTCTCCTGCTGGCGGAGTCTGGCCCTGCTCTGCGCTGCAGAGAGCGCAAAACGCATCCGGGTCGGCCGTCCGGCGCCGTCAGTACGTTCCTCCTGGCAGAACAGAGCCTCGCCGAGAGCGTCGTCGACGATGGTGGGTTCGCGATGCAGCCGGCCCGCACAGCGCGGGCATGTACGTACGGGATGGTGGCCGCAGGCGGGGCAGGGGCCGTCAGTGGTGTGGGCGTGGCTCCAGACCCATCCGGTGTCTTGGCGGTGGCGCCACTCGAAGCGCGGTGCGGTGTCGGGGCCGCTCATGATGAAGGTGCCTCGCCTGCGGGCGGGAAGTACTGCTCGAGGACCTTGGCCCAGCGGTACGGCGGCACGAAGCAGCCCAGATCCTCAGCCTGCTGGGCGACCAACGCCACGAGCGCCTCGGCGAACGGGGCAGCCGCCGCGTCACCGCGCGCAGCGGCGGCCGCCTGCCGAATCCGGTCGAACGCCGCCGGCAGTGCCTCACGAGCCCACTCGTCCTGCTCCTTCACCTTCCGGGCGCCGTCTGCCATCAGGATGCGGTCGATCGTGTGCTTGGGGCAGTCGTCGGTGTGCCAGGTGACGACCGTGTAGTACTCACCGGTCACCTCGTTCTTCTTGGCCATGATGATGCGCGAGTCCTTGTTGAACTCGGTGGCCTGGCAGTCGGGACAGATCTCCTCACGGCTCTCGCGCTCGCTCACGGCGCCCCCCTCCTCTCCGGCCGACTGGCCGGGACACTTGCGCTGTCTCCTGTGCCGCACTGGATCACATCCCACCCGAGAACCGCCAGACCCGAACGATCCGTTACAACTTCGCCACATCGCCCGCGCGCTACCGATTGTGCCCACACCATCACCGGCATGAGACGAACCCTCGCGGCCCCAGCCGTCATCCTCCTCACTGCGCTCGCCGCGTGCGGCCCCGCCGACAAGCCAAAGGCCGCAGCCTCGCCACCGGCCGCCACGGCCAGCCACTCACCCGAGGCCGCCAAGAGCGCATCCCCTGCAAAAACCGGCTCGGCCGGAGCCTCGAAGGCCCAGCAGCTCCCCGTCGGCGAGGCGCGGAAGAAGGCGGCCGCGATCCTGCAGAAGGAGGACCAGGACTTCCGCGACTTCCTGGCCAAGGGGGTGAAGGCCACCGGGACACCGGAGTTCACCGCCTGGTATCAGAAGGCGATCGTCGGCCTGGACATGAAACAGACCGCATTCAGCAAGGCCGACGCCTACTTCACCGCGGACAACGAGCCCACCGACCTGCTGGAGAAGTGGCGCTCGGACAACGGCGAAGCGAACGCCAAGATCACCCAGTACGCGATGGACGGTACGAACCCCGACGCGCCGAACGCCAAGACGGGCAGAGACGCGGCGGCTGCGCTCGCGGCGCTCGAGAAGGCCGACGCCGACGCCGAGAAGATCGCCAACGGGAAGTAAGAGGGCGCCGCAGGGCACCACCCCTGCGGCGCCGCTCATCTCGACGCCGGACCCACCAGGACCAGACCGGCCACCCACCAGCCTGGCCGCCCCCCGCACCTGCCCGAGCCCACTCGCGGCAACTGGACGCCGAACACCCTCACCAGAAGGGAATTTCAGGGGCGAATCTCCGCACGGCCCCATACTGGCCGCATGGCCGAACCCGCCGACCGCCTGGACGACTTCCTCGCCTTCCTCGACGTGGCATCCCGCGAAGCCCGCGCGCGCGAGGCCGCGCACGCGGCGTGGGTCGAGGAAGGAGGCCACGCGATCGCGAGGGAGCTGACGGAGAAGCTGATTCCCTCGGACCTGCGGGCGGCCGGGATCCGGCTCGAGTGGACGGCGCAACCGTGAACAACCTGACCTGCGAGCAGCGTGCTCTCGCTGAGGCAATGTCCGAAGTGTCCGAAACTGCGTACTGCGCAGGCTGGATGCAGGACACCGAGTACGACGTGTGGCGGCTCCTCAACGAAGGCGGCACCTGGGGCCAGGCGAACGCCGACAGTCTCGCAATGGAGCTCTCTGTCGTACGGGCCGCGCTTGAGTGGGCCGGCTGCTGGATCGTGTGGGACGACGAGCACGAGGAGCAGCCTGTGTCGTTGGACCAGTGGCGGCCCATGTACGAAGCGTGGGCTGCGCGTACAGCGAGGAGGGCGCGATGAACGGACCAGCGCGCTTGCACGCCGAGGCCTGGGGCTGGACCGAAGAGGCGAATTCGTGACGGACGCGCTGATGATGCGGCTCCTGGCCGGAACGCTTGCCCCGCCCAGCCACCTTGATCCGCCGCATCAGTGCTGCTGGGTTGCCGATCCCGAGGAGTGCACCCAGTGCGGCCTGTGGTGCGGGCACGACGGCGACCACGTGCCCTACACGCCAGGCGACTACCTCCCCGCCCCCCTCCTGCACCCGCTGGACATAGCGGCCATCGTGCTTTGGGGAGCCAAGCGATGTCCTCTGTGCAAGACGTCCGTCGAGTTCCAGCCGTGGGCGAACGTGGTCACCGGCTGGTCGTGCGAAGGGCCCACCCAGGTCTGGCGACTCACCGGTCCGCCGGCGTGGGCCGTCGGCCCCGAGTGGCAGTGGGAGTACGCGTGGCGGTTCGAGCCGTGTGGCTGCGAGGGCCGTGAGCTCCTGCCGGAGTTGTCGCTGTGAGTGCGTGGTGGGTCTGTGCCGCGCTGCTCGGTACCGCGCAGATCGTCTTTGTGGTCTGCTGCCTGGTCGGGTGGCGGCGTACGTGCCGGGAACTGCGCGGCCGGGCCACGCGGCGCCGGCGGGGCCTGATACGGGCGCCTCAGCCCGACTACGCGCGGATCGCGGTCCTAGAGTATGAACTGTTCGGCATCGAGCCGAAGCCCGGCACTCTCGCGGCGTTCGCCGTCGGACTCCAGCAGATACAGCGGCAGGTCGGTGGCCGCTCTCTCTGACGTGACGGGCTGTTTGCCCGGGTTTCTTGCGTCTGCTGTTGTCCATGGGGCAAGATCGAAGCCTGCTAGGTGCCATCTTGAGCAGGCCCGTTTCACCGCGTACGGCCCCACCCTCCCGGTGGGGCCGTACGCGTACCACCCCCGTAGCCCGCACATCCTCGGGGAGGACCGCATGCCCACCCGCACCCCGTGCCTCGGCGTCTGCAACACCGCCTGGCGCCGCGCCGAACACGACCAACGCGCCACCGGCACCCCCCACCACATCCCCGTCACATGGGGTGAGCCCGTGCACTGCGACGCCTGCGTCGCCCGCACACGCCGGCACCTCACCGAACTCCCCGAACTCCTCGTCGCCATCACCCTCGAGCCCCTCCACGGCACCCGCGGCCCCACATCCGCAACAACGAACAGCGCACCCACCGACACCACCCCCTGGCCCGGCCAAGCCGCCCGCCTGCTCACCGACCACATCGCCGGCGGCCTGGCCGAAGTCGCCGCCGACGTACGCCGCCTCCGACGTCTCGGCGACCACCCCCTGCGCGAACCCGGCGTACGCGAGGGGGAGTGGATCAACACCACGGTCCGGCTCCTCGTCGCCCACGCCGACTGGCTGCTGCAACACCACCCGCTCGCCACCGAGTCCCACGACCCCGTCCGCCAGGGCCGCGACCTCATCCCCTCCGGGAACCCCGCCGCCCAGATCGCCCACTGGCACCGCGCCGCAACCCGCTTCACCCGCCGCGACAACGCCCCCGAGACGAAACGATTCGCCCCCTGCAAGCGCTGCGGCGGCCCCTGGCTCGCCGAATCCACCGAACTCCGCCTCGTCGACGACCAGCCCTACATCGAATGCCAGGACCCCGACTGCCGAGCACTCCTCACCCACGCCGAGTACGCCCGCCACGTCAAAGACCTCGCCGCCCAAGAAGCCGCCGCCCAGCGCACGCCGGTTCACCCAGACGGCGCGCCCGAAGAAACCGCTGCTTGACGCGCTGCGCGTCACGCGTGATGCTGATCGCGGATCACTGTGTCTTCGCACAGGAAGGCCTCGCGGCAGCGCGGGGCCTTTTCGCATGTCCGGCCCTGCCACGAACGGAGGGAACCCATGGACCTCACAGGTGACCTCCACGCCAAGCTGTGGACCGCCCAGGAAGCCGCCGAAGCAGCAGGCGTCGAACCAGGGGTCATCCGCAACTGGAAGTACCGCGGCCACCTCCCTCAGGCCCGAACCGATCAGGGGCGCCTGATCACGAACCCGGCCGGGCAGCCCCTCTTCCGCGCGGTCGACGTGATCCGCGCCGAACGCAGCACACGGCAACGCGCCCGCCGCACCTACGCTGTGCCGGCCACCGCCAGCGCCTGACCAGCGCACCGCCTGCCCGGCCCCTTCAGGCTCTCCAACCGTCTGCGCGCGACCAGCGGCTGGAGGGACGGGCCGTCGCCGGGTAGCGCCGAGGGTCGCCGCCCGACGACGGCCCACCAACCACCACCACCGCCACCATCATCGCCAGGAGCAGCACATGGCCAAGCCCGTCATGCACACCTTCATCGTGGACACCGGCAGCCTGCCGACGCTCGACGCCCACCGCATCGAAGCCGCCTACTACAGGACCGAGAACGGCTTCACCACGTTCAAGGACGCCGACAACCAGGCCGTCTACACCGTCCGCGACGACCACCTCGTCTCCATCGAACGCGTCAACGACCGCACGCCGATCGCTGATCTCCGACGGCTCCTCGACGAAGCCGACCGCTCGGACGGCCAGGTGGAAGGCACCTTCACCACCCGCCACACCGACCCCGACGGCCGCGTCCACGAGACGCTGTACCAGGTGCACGTACGGGCCGTTCAGGGCAGCGTGGAGGACCTCGAGACACCCGCGCCCCAGCAGGTGACGGTCAACGTGGTCGGCTCCGCACCCGACGAACCGACCCTGCGAAAGGCCATCGAGCGCCAGGCCCAGCGCACGCGATCCGCCCGCGTGTAGCCGAGCACCGGGCGTCCAGCCAGCAGCGCAGAGAGCCGACTCCGCCGGCCTCTGCGCCCCAAGTCTCCGCTGCCCGGTGCGAGTGCGCGCGGGGGCGCCGTGAACCCTGTGGGGACTGAGGTTCATCGCGCCGGGCAGCGGACCCCCAACCCGCTGCCACCGACTCCCCGTACGCCCGGTGCCGCCACTTCCCGGGCCTGCGGGGCCAGAACACGCCCACACGGAGGCCCTCATGCCCAACCACAGGGAGCCCAGCAGCGCGCCGCATACGGCGCGGGAAGCCGCTGAGCGGCTCGTCGCCGAGGGCAAGCACGTCCACCTCGTCGCCTACGGCGAGTCGGACTGCCTCTCCGGCCAGTGCCCGACCCACTACCGCTGAACCCGGCCGCCAGGCGGCGTACTTGCAGCGAGGAGACCCCAGTGGGTGCTGACGCGCACGACCTCGTACACCGCGGTGAAGCCGAACGGTGGGGCGGCTGGTCCTGGCGCGCCCCGTCCCGGGGCGAGCACTACCACACCTGCTCCTACTGCGGCAGCATCCACCCCGAGGACCTGGCCGCCGAACCCGACTGGCAAGCAGAGTGGGCCGACCCCAAGTACGGCTGGCCCCACAAGTTCTACGTCTGCCTGCCCAACCGGCAACCGGAGCAGCGGTTCATCACCGGTGCCACCACAGGCACCCCCACCGGCCTCGCCGGTACCGCGTGGATCCGCGCCGACGAGATCCCCGACGACGTCAACACCGACGGCTGGCGCGACGTACAGGCCACCTACGAGTGGGTGAGCATCGGCACCCGGCCCACCCATCACGCGAAGTTCTACACCCGCCACCTCGCTGATCCGGCCCTCAACTCCCGGGCGCGGGAGCGGATCCAGACCGTGTCGGGACTCGCGTTCCGGTTCGACGACGGCCGTGTCGCATGGGAGCCATGCCCCTGACGCCCCGCCTGCGCCCGGCCGTCGCCACTACCTGACAGGGGGGAGTCCATGCCGCGCTGTCCTGCCACGGATACGGTCACCGTCGACGGTGAGCCGCTCAGCCTCCAGTGCGCGTTCCACAGCCACGAGCCGGACGGCCGCCACGAGGACGACCACCTCGTGCACCTGCCGCCCGCGATGGGTGGCGACCACCGGTGGCCCAACCACAACCCGCTGCCCAAGGCCAGCGACGCCGAGCACCAGAGGGCCCGCGAACTGCAGACCGCGACGGGCCGGCCACTCGCGGCGTGTCTCACCCAGGCCCGCGCCGAGCACTCCGCACGGGCCGCAGAGCCAGTAGCCGGCGCGTAGCGCGGCCGGAGAGGGCGGTGTCCCGTGCGCGAGGTGACTCAGACGATCCTCCACGACGATCCGTCCGGGCGCCCCGGCAACTGCCTCCAGGCGGCTACCGCGAGCCTCCTCGAGCTGGATCTCGACGAGGTGCCGCACTTCGTCCTGCACACCGACTGGCTCGAGCGCCTGGCCGCCTTCTGCCGCAGCCACGGCCACCAGATTCGCATGCTGGCACCCGCCACGGCGGCTACACGTACGGGATCTTCGCCACCGAGCACTTCGACGGCAACAACATCAGGATCTTGTACGACTGGGCGGCGTTCTGCCCGGTCGGCACGTACTACGGGTCGGTCGGCTCGACGCACGCGATCGTCGCGACGCTGCTGTCGATCGAGTCGTGCTCGTACCTCGTGTACATCATCGGCGGTGGCAGCGGCGGCATCGGGCCCTTCCTTCACCTGCGGATCGACACCGAGACGGGCCTGCCGCGCTTCGGCGATAACAACAGCGGGTTCGCCAGTTCGACGGCGCGCGGCGAAGTCGTCCTCACGGGCCTGTACACCGCGTCGTCGCTGACCCTCGACGCTCCGATCGGTTACGACATCATCGACGGCCAACGCTCCTACCCGAGCCTCGCCGTGAGCGCGAACTACACGGTCAGCACCCTCGACGAACTGGTCACCGTCGACGCCTCCGGCGCCGGTCGCACGATCACCCTGCCGACCGCCGTCGGCCGCAACAAACGGATCATCGTTACCAAGACCGACAGCAGCGGCAACGCCGTGACCGTCGCCACGACAGGCGGCCAGACCATCAACGGCGTCGCCACCAAGAGCCTCGCCACCCAGTGGGCCACCGCCGAATTCGTGCCCGCCGCCGGGAACTGGATCGCCCGATGACCCGGACGGAGGCCCCCATGCCCGAACCCCTACCCGCCTTCGAGGCCCTCGCCGCGCCCGCACCGGCCATGCCGCCCGCCCGCCTGTGCGCAGCTTGCGGCGGTGAGGCCGTCGTGCACTGGCGGCGCCGGCCGACAGACGACGAACTGGCCGGCCTCGTAGCCGCAGAGCAGGCCCGCCGGGACGAGCGGCTCACGTTGGCCGACCCGCAGCTTCCGCCGCCGGTGTTCCCGCCGCTGCCGGCCGCCGACGACACCACGATCACCGTGTACTCGTGCG